GATTTACTTACTCTTGCGTGCGACGTAAGGCATGATACGAGAGGATTCGGAGCATACCGCAACAGCATACCGCAAAAGCAAACCGCGTAGGGGAGAGGTGTATTTGATACGACCAACCACATGGGTGGGGAATCCAAAGCGGTGCAAGGGCTGGCGTTGATGTTAAGGCGTAGCCGCGCAGTATAGCGGTTTTGTTGTAGCCTTGACCCTTAGCAAACGAGCGTATATGGGTGCATAGTGCGAGCGTAGTGCCGTCTTGCGGCACACGCGAGAGGCACACCGCTTGCGGGTGTGCCGGTCATATGAGCGCACGAAAGCAGTAGCATACCGCAAGCATACCGCAGGGCATACCGCAAGATGGTGTGGAAACTGCACCGCCGCAGTGGGGCATACCGCAGGGCATACCGCAGCCTTAGCCGGAGCAATAGGGCATACCGCAATAGCATACCGCTCTATAGTCACACACAGCGCTGGAGAAAATTTTCACAAAAACAGATAATCCACGCGCAAGCGACTTTGTTTCATTTATCAATCGTTTATCCATCGAAACGTCAAAGAGGTTGACCGCTTTCCGTCATTCGTGAGTGCAGTGGAGCCTATCGACAGTGCATTCGATATTCTGAAGGCTCAGACTACGTTAGACCAATGGGGAATGAAGCCAAAACCAGTGCCGAGAAGGGACAATAAAATTTTTGAAAAATTAGAGAGGTTTCGTCGCTACGATGAGGTTCCTAACTCGGTAAAGATGCATTTGTTACCCAAAAATCACGACCATTACCCTCACGAGTTCGCAAATGAGATGGATGAACTAAAGACATTTGCGCCTTGGGGGTTCAATGAGCAAGGGAGGCCAGCAGAATCTCCCGCTCTCAATCTCTTTGATGATGAGGCTCACCCTATCACATCGCAAGGTGACGGTTTGTCGTTCTCAGTGACTCAGGACCATATTGACGCACAAAGCAATGAAAAAGCAAAGGAATGGGCAGAAAGGCTACACAGGCTTAGAGGGAATGAAGAGCGGATTTCGTATCGCTCACCGACATCTAAACAACGGAAGGAATGGTTTGGTGAAGATGGCTTACTTCTTACACCTCAAGAAAAATGGTATCTAAGAGACCAACCAGTATCGAGAACTCTTCCTGAACAAGATGCTCATCTGGAAGATTTGGCTAACAGAAGAGAGCAGTCTCTCCGTGCTTATAATGCGGGGCAGATAACGCATGATGAGATGGTTAGTAACAGTTGGAAGTTCAATCCCGATAACAATTGGAACAAGTTAGAAAACTTAGGATTTAGCGAAAATAGGAAACTACCGACGCATTATGCTATGCCTTTTAGTCCCATTCTCAATCCAGAGACTTCTCGTGATACCATTTTACCTGAGCATGATTGGAGTCTCGATAGGACTACTGGTTGGGAGGGCGTGGAACCAGTTAGCGCTTTACGATATATGAGGCCCGAACATGCGACGGATGCGCAAAAACGGGGAATTAAAGGGCGCGAAATGCATGAAGATGCTCAGATGTGGGAGCACGAGCATGACCCTCGCAGAGGAGATTATGGCAAGAGGATGCCTTTTGATGTGGGACCGCAGGTCCAGATAGGTGATTCGACTTATCATGACGAAGAAAATCCTTATCTTGGTAATTTTATGGCCCCTGCACCACTAATTGATGATGGAGGACTCCGTGACTCATCGAAGGAAAAAACAGACCGTGTAAAGCCAGTGGGCTTTGGAGGAAGCGGGAGTGAGGACAGTCAATGGGTAGGAGTAAGAGGAGACCCGTCTAAAATGACGGGGCAATTTGCTAACACTGGGCATTCTGCAGAAGGAGCAGAGGCCTATATTGAGGGGGATTTTCCACCAGAGCAACTTGTTACTGGGGGTGTGCCGAGAAACTGGATACCGGGTTTTTATGGAAACAAACGAGAGTGGGGGCATTTACCAAATGCATTTATTCAAGGATTGATGCCTGATGGTGCAGCAGACAACATAATGGGATGGGAACAGAGAGATGGGATGTATACCTTCTATGATAAGAATCGCAACCACGTGCTGGGACCGATTTCCAGAGATGATATGGCTGAGAGATTACCCGGAGGCTTCCAATGATTCCTTTCGACCAAGCGTGGGCCTTGCTGAAGGAGAGCGGTCCTCAACTCAATGACTTTGAGATGAAACCACCTGAGGGTTATCAGGACTTTAGGGTAGCCTACGATAATACGAAGTCTGGTAATTTCCCAGCAGTCAGATATGGGAATATGGAATACCCCACAGGCTCTAACATCAACCTGAGTTCTATGGCCACTTTGGGTCACTCGAAAGACGAGGAGGGGAACTTGACTCCGCAAGGTGAGATTGACTTGGGTTCTAACTTGGGTAGAGTCGGTAGGCACGAAGCAGTTCATCAAGCGGTTCACCCTATGCTTGAGTCTCTTGGCTTCAAACGTGGGCGATTAGCGACACCTGAGCAAAGAGAGGCGTATAGCAGGGCAACAGAGTATGCTGCTAATCTTTTGATGCATAATGATAAGGATAGAGCCTATGAGGAATTGAGAAGCCATCCTGTGTTTGAAGATGATGAGGATATAGCGAGAATCGCAGATAGGGTGGCGATTCAATGAAACCCTTCGACCGAGCATGGACTTTGCTAAAGGCACCTGTTGTAGACACTCCGCTTGATAACTTACAGATGGTCTATAACGAAAATCCCAATGATTTTCCGAATAAAATTGGTAGTGGTAGAAATCATGTTATGCATAGACCTTGGGGTGGGTTTCAAGCAAAGATTGAGCATATGACGCCAAATGAGTATTTCGATGCTATGAAAAATACTCCCGAAGGCTATCGATACTCTGAACCTCTCAACCATGATTGGAATGCTGAAAGAAGATGGGGAAAACACGAAGGAAGTGAAGACTACATCAATCAAGTGGCTGATAGATTGAGAAGTGGAGAAGAGCAACATATGGAGATACCTGAGTTAGAATACGGCGCAGAAGAAAAAATTTCCCATCAAGAGGGTGGGCATCGTATGGAAGCCCTACGTCAATTAGGTCACGGAAACCGACAATTCCCAGTAATGGTGAGGAGGATTCAACAATGAAACCCTTCGACCAAGCGTGGCTTTTGCTGAAGTCCGAATTTCTCCTTGATTCGGAAGAGAGCCCGTTTAAGGATGAGATAGAACACTATCCGTTGCCTATCCGAGATTTTTCACCGGGCTTCTATAACGCCGATGTAACAGGTAATTCGGTAGGTAGAGTCAATTTAGCACATAGAGGTTGGCCCAATAAGGCGGGCGATTATGAGGGCGTAGATGGTCGTTTTGGGATAAACTATGACCCCAAGATTGATGATTTTAGAAATACCAGTTGGGATGCTTATGACAAGAAATATGACCAACCTTTGATGGAGAATGTTATAGATGCATCCGCTCATGAAAGCACCCATGAGGCTATACAGAATACACCTGAGATGATTAGTGCTTTCAAAAACGCATACGCGAGTCTTAAACAAGGGGATGTTAAGCCTATGGTTCAATTACAGTTAGTCCATGAACTAATGGCTTCAAGGCATGACCCTGCCGAGGCTTTGAGGCATCCGTTGTCTACGGTGAGTCATTCTCATGAATGGGGGAAAGCGCGTGATGATGAAAGACTGAAAGTAAAGAATCCTGCCGCAGACTCATATCGTCAATACCGGCGTGAGGAAGAGGAGCGGATTAAAAGAGGTGGTTTTAGATGGTGAACCCCTTTGACCAAGCATGGGCTGTGTTGAAGATGACTGTAGAAGAATCTCGACAAACTGAGTTAGGTGAATATCATCCTGATTTTCCAAGTTCTTATGGTCCTGTGAATTATTATCACGGCACAACTGTGGGACCAGCGTCGAGAATCAACTTTGAAGGGTTGAAACCAGCAGAGCCTTGGTATAACACTCAATTCGACAAACACCCCAAGGGGATTTATGGGACCGATGATTTAGAGGAGGCCGGTGATTACGCAAGTATGAGAGGGCGAGACAGGAATCAGAGCGGGCGAGTATTCGGAATAAGAGGTGGTGCTCCTGAAATCCCAACTCCAAGTGAGACGATGGAGGGTAATGTTCGATTTAATGAGGAGATACCAAGGCAGTATATCACTCCGATGCCGATTCCTCTAAATCAAAAGACAGTCTAAGTCCGTTTTATGGACTTCAGCATTTACGAAGTGGGACCGAGAGACGGATTACAAAGTAGCGATACTATTACATCTACTCATAAGAAAGTAGAACTCATCAAAAAGATAGCACAAGCGGGTATAGACAAGATTGAAGTCGGCGCTATGGTGAATCCTGATAAGGTTCCAAATATGGCTGATAGCGAACTGGTTTTCAGTAGAGTGGCTTGGCTGCAGTCTCAATGCGAATTAGGAATGCTCGTTCCAAATAGAAAGGGTGTAGAAAGAGCAATGAATGTGGGCGTCACTCAATACAATGTCTTCTTTTCACCGTCTGATTACTTCAATACGAGAAATCACGGAAGAACCATGTCTCATATCTTCACGTCTTATTGCCATGCTCTTGCTGATGTTCCGAAGGACAACATCAGAGTATATCTCTCCACTTCTTTTGGTTGTCCTATTGCAGGCGAGATTCCAAGAAACTTAATGGAGAAGGCGCTCGATTGGGCAGATACATTAGGCTCTACAATTGTTCTATGTGATACGGTCGGCAAGGCTAATCCTCCTCTTATCACCAAAACGATGGCTTGGACAGAAGAGTTAGACGCTAAGATTGCCCTTCATCTCCATCATGGTAAGAGAAGAGGCAGAATGAAGGATAATCTGAGTGCTGCTTTCGATTGTGGCGTGGAACAATTTGATTCTTCGATTGGAGGAATGGGTGGTTGCCCATTCATACCGGGGAGCGGTGGAAATCTCGCTACTGAAGAATTAGTGATGTGGGGAGAGAAGGAGAATCTGGATTGTGGCGTCTCTCTAAGTGACATGAAGCCGCTCATCAACTACGTAGATAAGGCCATTAAGGTCTAAGCGCTTACTCCAATTTGTCCAGTAGTCGTGCCGGCTTTGGAACGTGCTTGTTGGGATACTTGCTGGATTCTGTCTTGCTCTGCTGCCAATTCTTGTTCTTTTCGTGCTTTTCGATTATTCAAAGCCGATAAGCCAGTATATCCTACGCCTATTGCAGTTGCGGGTTTTATTACTTGCATTGTGGCTTCTTTGGCTGCTTCTCTTGCTACTTCGCCTCTATCTGCAGCACCAGCGCGGTCTACAATGGTGGAAGTTTGTGAGCCTCTTGCTTCCTCAAATCCAGCACCGCCTCTCATCCAAGGTGCAGCGCCTTCTCCACCAGCGTCTCCTACGGGGTCTCTGTAATTCTCAGGCAGATTGAAATGTTGTCTTGGTGTTGGTGTTGGTGTTGGTGTTGGTGTTCCTGCTGAAGATGCAGTTGCAGACGATGCTCCTGTTGTCGCTCCTGTTGTCGCTCCTGCTGTCCCTGCCCGCCCGGCATTGAATGCTGACATAGCATCGTCGGCAAACTTAGATGCGCCTTGGGCGACTTTACTTTGTCCGATTTTAGACGTAAGGCCACCTAAACCCCCCATTAGCCGCGTAACCAATGGAACCGCTGCTGGACCTGCCTTACGTATTACATCCATTTTTAGAACGAGGATTAGAGGTGTGGCAGCCGGGAGCCCACCATCAGTCACAAAGGAAGAAGGGGGAGAAGAGACTGCGACCATACCCTGCGAACCTCTCGACGCCACGAATAGGTGATGAAGCGCAATGTATTAGACATATCGCAGTTGTCGCGTAGGCATAGGCGGCCGTATCTATGTCGGAAAACATACCCATCAATTGCGCCATGTCTCTTTTGAAAATGGGCAACTCCGCCAATGCTGCGATGATGCACGACCTTCCTTCATACATGGAAGAGGCTCTCAATCAGAAGAAAAAAACGCGTAACGATGCTCGAAAGAAGAAAGACAAGGCCGCGAAACTTCGTCAAGCAGTAGACGACCATGAGGAAGACGCCAGCGTAATTGACTATTATCGGCAAAATCATCCTGAGTGGTTTGGTGCATTTAGAGGCGGTGGCGGCGAATGAAGTTCGACCCGCGTTCAAAGAGTGGAAAACCCAGCATCGCTATCATGATTGGCGTCAAGCCTTCAAAGAAGGATGACAAGAAGAAGTATGGCGGTGGGCCGGATATGAAAAAGGGTTGGGAGAACATTAACCATCGAACTATTCCTTTTTCATTCGATAATCGCTCACAGAGAGATACAGTCAAACCAATCGACATGAGTGAACATATACAAGGCGACCCAACAAGGCCATTCGGTCGCTCTATGGAACCGGGCGAGCCTCTTATTGATACGAAAAGCGGAAAAAACGTAGATACCAATAATCCTCGAACCCTAATGCCCCGTCATCCAGCCCAATATAGCATAGAAGAGGGCAGACACTATGCTCAAGAAGGTGGAGAAGGAGAAGGAGAAGTAGACCCAGAGTCTCTACAAGAAAGCAATCCTGAACTATTCGAGATGGATGACCCACGATGGAAAGACAGAGAACCTGCACCAAAGGGTTACGAACGTGGTAGAGATGGAAGACTTCGGAGAGTTTCCTCAGATGAGGGTAGAAGGCCATGGTCGGCAGATGACGTTTCTAACCTCTTAGCACGAGCCAAAGGTAATGATTCCATAGCCATGAGCATGGATAACCCGATGTCAGCAGCATGGGGTCTTCTAAGGGGATGACAAAGTGTGTCGTCTGTTGCTGTAAGAAAGGCTTGGTATGATTCTGTCGACTCCTTGTATGAGTATGATAGTCCCCCTAATAGTGGTGAAAACACTCGCCAGACTAAACTTTACAATTTCGACCCACGAATGGCCCATCCAAAGTATGGGGAAGATTTAGCAGCAATGCGGGCTACCGATGAAGAAGTATTGGGAAGTGGGCTGAAACCTACATCGCAACCTCGCCACAATATAGAATGGGAAGAGGGAGTAAGTGAATTACTCGGCTCTAATCCTCGTTATCCAGATGAGGAGATGCATGAAGTCACACATCATGGTGTGAAGTATTTGATGAGGCCAGATGGAAAAGTTCAGTTTCCAATTAAAGAAGGAGACAAAGGAGTGTGGCTTGCTCGACCTACTGAATCAGATGCAAGTCCCGGAGGATTGTTTACACACAGAGACGCTGATAAATTAGTTTTTGTTCGAGGTAAACCTGAGTCATTACGGGGGATGGGAAGAGCATATGAGCGAAACAGCGATGAGGCGCGAGAAAATGTGGCAGAGATGTTTCTTCAACGAAAGAAGCCAATAGACCCAGACAGACTTGTTCAAGTGCCTATACCTAAAGATAAGCAAATGTGGCAAGTTTTGAGAGATTTGGGACTTACGGGAGGAACAGATAAGCATGGCCGAAGTAAATGGGGTAGTAAGATACCAATTAAGAAGAAAATGCCCTTGCGTAATCTATTGACTGGTATCTCTTCTCTCAAACCATCATTTGAATATCAAGGAAATTTTGCTGGGCGTCCAATGGGGTTAGTATCATACGATAGTTCGCAAGGGATTGGTCGCAGGTCATTACCATTCTATCAACGGACAGGTCGTGGTGGTAGTGAGTCGGGAGCAAAGGCAGGGCAATGGGCGCCTTTTCATGGGATTGATGTTGAAGGGCAACACTTCGGCGACAAGGATTGGTTCGTTAAACCAAACAAAGGGTTAGGAGACCAATATGATGAATCTGCAGGTAAACGATATGGTCATTCTCGCTTACAAGGTCTTGGAGAGTGGTTAGATGCTAATTCGCCTGAGTTTGAAGAGCGACATATAGATAATGGGCGCACTGCCAATCAATGGATGATAGACAGGAATGCAGAATTTATGGACCCATCTGCATTAGGTCATGCATCACCTACTCCTGAAAAAACTACAGGTCGCGCAGAGGGATTCAAAATGGGCGAACCAATGGACATAGCCTTCCAATTGCTCAAGGATGATTCAGACGAGAAATTTGACTTTGGTCGTTTCCGGGACAAAGACTACAGATACGAGCAGACTTATGGAGATTTGAGAAACAATCAGGAAGTCCCGATGAAGGACGCCAGATTTGGACCTTCCAGCGATAGGCGAGACCAAAGAACAGCGGAAGAAAAGAGAAACATCATCGATAACGTGGATAGATTGCAGCACGAAGAGTTTAATCACCGTCTTCAGTTGGGAAATTATCTCACTCGTCCACATGGTGATATGAGCAATGAGAAGTTAAGAGAAAGACTTGCGACGGTGAGACCTTACGTTCTTGATGCTGAAGGTAGAATAGCCCCTGTTCCACATGAACGCTTTCATCCTAATTCCAGTCCTACCAGATGGACATTGGAACGAGAAATGAATTTAAGAGAATTAGAATCGCAACCTACGACATTCTATGAAGAAAATCCGTTTTCAGAGCAATTTCAAGATATCCACACAGGAGAACCAATGGACATAGCCTACCAGTTGCTCAAAGACCGCAAGTCGCCGGAGGCTTGGGCACACAAGTTGGAGTATGATAAGCAATATCAGAAGAATCCAAAGAGAGTCAAGTATCGTGAGCAATTGAACGCAGAGCGTAGGAAGCGCGGCATATACGGCAAAGGCGGTGGAGATGTTAGCCATACTCAAGGTGGAAAACTCACATTAGAGAATCCAAGTAGCAATCGAGCGAGGCACTTCAAGGGGAAGGGCACGCTTCGGAGAGTGAAGGTGAAATGAAAGATACTGTTTGTATATTCTGCTTGGCTTATCGAAGATTAGAGACTTGCAGTAGAAATGGGGAGTTTTGCTGCTATTGTGGCAATTATCAGAAATTGTAGGAAGAATCAACAGTCCGATGATTCTTAATGTCCGTCTATACAATTAGATATTATTCTCTATGTTTAGACAGGATAAAGGAATAATCGGAAAAGTAATGCTTAAGATGACCTCCTTAGTGGACAGGGGCGAGGTCACAAAGATGAGCGACACAGACGAGATGAAAATGACAGGGCTAATTCTGTCCCAATCTGCTTTAGTGGGGGTAGCAGTTGGGGTATACGCTTCGGGACTATGGTTACCGGGAGGTGCTAATACGGATTCTACGATAAGTGGAATGACGTATGCGATGGGCGCGTTAGCAGTGCAAACGATTGCATACTATCTGTTCAAGATGTTCTTTGAACAAGGTATGAAGGAAAAGGTGCAAATTGCTGAAATGCAGAGACAAAGGCAGAATCAGTTCAAGCAACAGCAATTTGGCTTTGAGCAAAGAAGGGCAGATTTAGAATTGAGAGTGCAAGAGTTACAGTTAGAAAATGAATTGCGTATATTGCATGAGAATCCTGAGAGAATCACACCCGGCTATAACAACGGTAATATCGGTATAGGAATACATGGTGATTATCACAATACCTTCAATCCCGGCGTGCCTTTGCATAATGCAGACAATGAGGTGCCGTTGAATCTCGGTTTGAGTGATGCACAGAGGATGGCAGACGCTTTGGGAACAGCACCTCCCCCTCCTCCGGGTATGCGATTGAAGAAGGATGGCACCCCAGACCTTAGATACAAGCCGCCTTCACAGTGATTATATGGTGCTACCCGGACAATTGATACCAAGTCCCTTGCGAATCTTTCGTAATGTGCAAGATGATTCTGTAGAGGAAACTCTCAGAGCGATGCATCTTGCTAATACTGTGGATAATACCTACGAGTGGGGAATTGGATGGATAAGAACGATTATTATTTCTCTCATTGTCGCATTAGCCGTGTCTGCTACTGAGTCAAATAGTGATTTCAGCCTTTGGGAATCTACAGTCGAATGGTTCTATGAGAAAGTCAGAAACATAGGACAAGGTATTATTGATTGGGCAAGTTGATATTCTATGGTGGGCGGAGGAAGCGTCCTTGTAGGCGTTGCCTTATGGGGCAAGCAAATTTGGAATAACTGGAAACCGAGAAAAGTCGGTATCTACGGAGCGAGTATGGTCGGTAAGACCACTCTCGACAAATACATGACTACTCCCGGTGAGATGGAAGATATACCAATTGAAGATAGGACAGAGCATTACAAACTATTGACCAAGTATCTATTGCCTAAACCAACGAGAAAGAGGATTCGTTGGGAAGGAGAGAGAAGGGTCATTCATTCGACTGATATGGGCGGCCAAGAGCGATTTTGGAACTTATGGATTGATGATATGGTGAATAGACAGTGTGAGTATGTAGTATTCATGTTTGATGAGCGAGCGTTTAGGGAAGGAGCGTTAGACCAGATAGGCGGATTCAGGTTTCTTGTAGACTCAATAATCAATCGAAATTATAGATACCGAAATTGGAAGAGTTGGAGGAGAGGTAAGAAGTATGTTCCTCGACTCGTAGTCTTGATTGCTAACAAAGCAGACAGATACTTTGACAATCATGCTGCAACGTTATGGCAACAAGGAAGAATAGGCGAACACAAGATATTCGACCCCTTCCGTGATGACCTTATTAGGCTTCAAAAAGCAGGTATACCAACCAAGCGCAATTTCATGGCGACACGTATAGGATGGAACGTAGAGCCCGCTTTATTGGAAATGATTGATTATTGACCTCGTAAGTGACCTTTTTGAAGTAGATAGGAGTCGGAGATATATGGCGAAGGGGAGTTCCACCACATCTTTGGTATCTACAGGAGGTAGTAATTCTCTCAGAACTACCATTCCGATGTGGATTGTGGAACAGTTCGATTTGAAGGCTGGAAGTAAGATAGATTGGTCTTTACAGGTCGAAAACGACGCAATGACTATCTTAGTGACCCCACAGGAGTGATACAATGGTGATGAATTACTGGCAACAACCCAATCAAAATCTTGCACAAGTAAATGATGCTACGTTGATGGCTCTCTCGCAGCAGGGAAATCCCGGCTTTACCCATGCTATGTTAATGGAACAAGCGGCCGCACAACAGCAAATGCAGAGAATGGCAACGGAGAAGAACTTAGAAGTTCCTAAAGTGAACTTCTACCCATCACGTCATGCTAATCCAGTAAAGGCAAGAAAATCTGATATTAAGCAAGCATACAAGTTATTGAAACCCACGAAGCGTTCTATTCTTGACCCGCGAAGATGGGGTTGGAGTAATTACAGATATACCAAGGACACATCAATGTGCTGCGTAGACGGATGTAACGTTATGGAATTGATTCAACATGATAACCTATATGCGCGTATAAGCGATGAAGATAGCGGTAAGACTCTATGGGAATTATATTGGAAGAATCCAGTTACTGGAGAACCGGAGGCATTTGTCGCTCGTGAAGGAGTTACAAGTGGTAGAAAACTAAGAGCAACATATTGTCCTGAGCACCTCCATCTCTATCATCTCCTTTGTAAGTGGGAAGAAGAGGAGGAACGCGAGGCTGAACTTCGACCAAGTCGATTCCGCGATAAAATCAAGAGGGGAGTAAGCATTGTTACGGTGCCGGTTGCGGCAGTAACAGGAGCCCCAACTGGACCAATTCATCCTTTAATTACAAAATATGAGCCATTCTTCGCTGAAGTTTCTGCAGATGCGAGGAAGACAAATGGTATTACAATGCTGCATTATTCTAATCCTGTGACGGGTGAGAATGATATAACTACGATTACCTTTGATATGAGGATGTTTCAACAGGAACTCATCGAAATGTCTCGACCTACACAGGCATTCCAAGATGTTCTCAACCAACAGGCTCAAGTCATGCAGCCTCCCCCATTACCACCAGAGATAGCGCAGGAGGTTCAATAATGACATTCGGACAACCACCAGTAAGTAGTGGACTGAGCCTCAATTTGAGTCAATCTGGTGCGCCGATGACTAACGGTTACGCGGCTTCTGCTGCTGCACCAGCCTATTCTGGCTATGCTGCACCCAGTCAAGGTTGGTATGGAAGCCAACAACCCAGTGCAGGACAAGCAATGTTTGCAGGTCTCACAGGGCAAGACCCTTACAATCAACAACCAATTATGCCACCCAGTGAAACGGAGATTCTAATGACAATGTTAGACCAGCAGTATTCTGTTGAGAGATTTCTTGCATCTCCTCTCTTTCCACAATTACTTGAGATAATCAGCGCCATAACTACTTTTTCCGTATTAAACGTCCTGAAAGGAGCATCTTACGATTTTGATGAGGATGCTGGCGTATTCTCTTTCAATACTACTTCGTTACCTCCAGAACTTCAAACAATGAGTGCTGAAAACGTCTTGGCTCAAGTTACAGCAATGAACGGGCAATTAACGCAACTCATTAGTCAAGCAGACCAAATTAAGATGCAAACTATGCAGAATGCTGGTAATAGTATACTTCAAGCACAACTCGCTAATGCTATGGCTAATCCCGGTATGATGACGGGTGCCGCAGAAGCGGGTGGTTCCTTCTTGAGGAACTTCATTACTGGAGGTAGAGTCTGATGATGGGAGGAGGAAGCGGCATGGGCGGAATGGTGCCAAGGCAGATAGCCGATATGAGCATGCACATGCTTGCACCCAAGAGGCAAGTTGTTGTGGATATGGTGATGGTTCAACTCATCAGTGCTATCCTAATTTTTATGGGAATTTTAACTTTCAAGAACGCTGAAATTTCACAAGTAGAGATGTCGATGTATATGCTTGGGGTTTTTATCTCATTTATTCTTCTCACTTCAATCTACCAGCGTATTACGCGCTCTCTCTAAGCAATGCTGATTAAGCACGTAGTATTCCGCTTATGCATGGTTGAGCGTAAGCCAGTCGTAAAGAGGTCATGTGCCTTTTGCCAAATCGAGGAGCGAGGGGTGCTCGAAGAGGCTCTTACGAATGGCGAAATGTCATGTTCGCAATTGGATAAAGACATGGGTTGGAGAGCCAATACTGCGGACCGGCATTTTCGTAATCACATGGGGCAATACCACATGGCTGCTAATCCGTCTTGCATTATTTGTTCAAGTGAAAGCAGAAGTGAATATGAGGAACGTTTCTTCTCTGATGGGTCAGAATCAGATGCGATAGCAGAAGAGTTAGGAATCAAGGAGAGCACTGTGTATCATCACATGAAACACCACTTTCAGCCGTTGGTTCAACGTTCGGCGGCGACTGAGGTCGCAATTACAGTCGGAAATGAGATTACCGTGCTTCGAGGGAACGTCGAAAGATTAAACTCTAAACTTACGGAACTCATGGATGAAGGGGATGTGCATGAGGATGGATTTGTGAGAAAAGCCGTCTCTCTCCATAAGGAAGTCCGCGAGTCTATCAAGGATTTAACCAAGGTGCAAGACCAATGGGGCACTATGGGTGATGGCACGCAAGTTAATCAGACCATTAACATTCTACAGGTTGAACTGGCAAAAGAGAGTCCAGAAAGTTGGAAACGTATTAAGACAAAACTTCAAAGTGAAGCAGGTGAAATACCGTGATACCCATTTCGGACCTTATGCAAGTAAATCATCCGGGGTATCGGGTATTCTGTATGGGTCATAATATGCGTGAAGTGCACTATCCTGTATTTTTGGATTATTGTGTAAACGTATGTGAGAGATTCAGGTTTTACGCTCATCAACATAATGGTTCAGTAATAGTCGAAAATAGCATTATGCAAGTCATAGAGTGTCTCAAGAATATAGATGAGACAGATGAGCCGGAAGAAGTGTTCCCGCTTAGAGAGCAGATTCGTAACTCATGCTATGAGTTCAAGATGCATTGTGATGAAATGGGGAGTAAGTTTACTCGACCCGATGCCATTACAGAGTTCTACGATAGAATCGCAGATTTGGTTATAGATGTAACATTCACATATGCGGGCGTAGAAAACCTCTATGAAAACAAGGAGGCATAATATGGGCAAGATTCTGATTCGTAAAGCACAGGGAACCATGGGAATGGGAACTGGGTCAGACTTGCGGATATACAATCCGAGAAGTGAATCTTCGACGATGTTTCGTCACAATCATGAAGATGAGGATAGTGTGCACTCCCCAGAAGATGGGAAATATCGTGATGAGAGAACAGCCAAGAAAAAGAAAGAGCGAGAGGATAGGGCTGCTGAATTGAAAAACATCAAACACATTCCTATCAAAACCACTGATTTACATGAAGATGAGGACGTGGATGAGGATTTAGAACCGACCAAGTTTGACAGGGAACTCGAACCTTCTCTCATGACTGGAACTCATGGGAACTTCGGCGCCATGACAAGTATGGCAAATCAAGCGAGAGGGCCGGGTTTTGCTGGAGGTCATGCTTTTGCTATGGGAGAGGCAATGGATATTGCATTCCAGTTGTTGAAAAGGCAAACGACTTTGCCCGGTTACGACAGAGAACATGTAGAGGAGATGGTATCTCCAGAGAATAGTAATATCTGGATTGCTGCTAAACCGGGAAACGAGGAAATCTCATCTGAGCAGTCCAGCAATCTATCAGATGCAATGCTTCGAGAACTTGCTACACTAAATCGTAATCACGGACCCTTCTCCATAACAAGTGCAACGGGAAATAGTGGCGAATGGGGTGTGGAGCCATCATTTATGCTGACTGGAGTATCTGAAAAGACTCTTCCTCATATTCACGAATTAGCAGATAGATTCGGCCAACAAAGTATAGCGATATCTGATGCAGATAGTGAAGCGGCCAGATTTGAAACTCCTCAAGGAAATGTAACTGATGAGTTTACAAGTATGGGTTTTAACCCAAATGCAGAGTATTCCACAGACTTTCCTACCGGTCAAAGGTTAGAGTTCAAGAAGAGCGTCATGGTTCTCAAGAGAGATGAGAGGCTGGGATTTGTTGGAAGAAAACCAAAGAGGGCAAAGGGCGCTAAAGCAAGGAAAGATTACAGGGAGAGAAGCCGTCAATGGCGACCTTCGACTGGTGAGTTCAAACGGCCACCCGGCGGTATGACTCCCAGTAGTGCTACTGGAAGAAGGGCAAAGTCACGGATGCGAGGTATCAAGAGCGGTAAGAAGACCGGATTGAGTAGGGCTCATCTTGCTGTAGAGATGTCACACCGTGGTGTGAAGACTAAGCAACCTAAGTCGAAAGACCCAAGGGCATACAGGCAATATATGGGACAGCAAGAAGCGAGAAAGCGACTTGGTAATGTTAGAACAGTGCACGCTACGCCTGCGAGATTTGGAGCACGTTCCTATCGAGCCGGTCCGACTGGTGCCGGAATGTTGCAGAGTCAGTTGCCGGGACAGGCTGCAGCCGCAAGACAATCAGCCATGAGACGGATAAGGCCACCTCGAATACCATCAGTAAGAATGCCATCGGTTCCTAACATTTCTGGCGGTGCTCCGCCGAGCCCTCCAATGAGTGTAATGGGACAAGGTGGCGGGCAAGTAGGAGTGGGGATGCCCAAACTACCGACTGCGACAGTGCAGGGGGCAGGTCCGGGAATGGTAATGACTGGCAAAGTGGGAGTAGGTAGTGATTTGCAGAAGCGGGGACTATCATACTACGACATGGCCGAACTTCGGCAACTCGTCAATGATGCTCGAAGAGCGATGAAGCGGAAGGAGACTAAGAAAAAGGGGAAGGGAGACAGAGACACAAGTGGTGCAGGAAGTAACTTACCCAGACACAACAATGCCCCGTCTAAGGAGACAACCAATCCGACAGGTGGCACGGAGGATTTGAAGAACGACGCGAGGACTTTCGGCACTAATCCCCTCCACCATCTAACAGGTAGAGGAGGTAGAACTCCATGATTTACTCATCTCCTCAACTCCTCAAGGCTCTCCTCATTAGGAAGGGCGATGGCAACTATCTACTCTATGGCGGGCAATATCAAGTTCAAAGATATCCGCCACCAGAGGCTCATTTTGAAGACCCTACCAAACCAGATATTCCGGCTTTTGCTCACACTGGTGGTCATGGGGAGAATGATTCCGGTCACCCCGGTATAGGTCACGTGATAAACGGCACATGGGTGAAGGGAGACCATGGAGAAATGGTCTGGCGCGATGACTCTGGTAGCGAATATCTACATGGTATTGATGGCTTAATCAGGGCTGTTGGAAGTGAGTTTGCTAAGAGAGGCATAGAAGCCAATCCAAAGGACGTAATTCAGAAGAGTATTGAAAGACACAATATGGGAAGAGCAGAGAATGACCAAGTTCCTCATATTGATAGCGAAGAGTGGAGAAAACTTCACATGTCTCATTTCAATGAAGGCGGACCTGTTAGAGGTAAAGATGGTCAATTTATCACTACCCTCTCGAATGGTCTTAAGCACGCTAAAGAACATTGGCTTGGGAGATTTATGGAATCATACTATAACCCTATGCACAAAGAACTTGGAGCGGAAATGGCCGCAGTAGGCCATGAAAATCCCAATAGACACAGTTGGATAAAGCAGCCTTACGTTAAGCCACATAGGTTGTCTTTTGCAGTCAATCCCGATGGAGAATTACAACCTGCTGGAGGGTCAGCCGGACACGGCGACCTCAAAGGAGGAACGACGCTTCCCCAAAGAGATGTCCAAGGACATAAGCGAAGAGGATTAGTATCTGGTGAGCCGGAGTTCCAAAACATATCGGCTTGGGGGCTTGGTGGAATAAAGGCGCCAACCTATTATCTCAGGCAACCGTATGGCAACCAAAATCCAGTGAATATAAATCCACAAACTAAGGCAAGTTTCATGCATGAACTGATGCAAGCAATGGGAAGTAGCCCAGAGGCACTTGCTAACAACACCATAGTGAATAGTGCTGGAGCAAAGGAGTTCATCAGTAAATTACCAAACAATTTGTCGATACCAGTCGAAGGAAGGAACCGGTCATTGAAGACTCTTCTGCAGGCTGGCCCAGCAGGTTGGGAGAAGATATACGGCTCTCTATCAAACGTAGTAGCATTCCAAGGTATGTTTGGTGAGAACAAGAAAGGAAGACGAGATGCAAATGGAAAGTTGCTGGGAAGCACAATCGGAAAGAAGAATCTAATCTACGGCGAGAGATATGGAGATACTGCAGAAGAAGGGCAAGGAATCGACAAGTTTCTCGGACAGTCAGCCAGAATAGGAGGACAACATGTATACAGGACCGAGGCCGGTCGCGGTCTCAGCACACATGACCGTGCAAAAGACCATTACAGTCATATTCTTCTTGCTGCCGCACAGGGCATCCCGCACCATGAGGATGAATTATCTCCAGAGGAACTGGTTGCTAATGGTATCAAACTGATTGATAATGAACAAGAAAGGGCACAGATACCGAGATTAAGAAAGGTCATGGGGGTGCTCGGTAATACGATAATGATTGCCAGAGGAATCGAACCTATGGAAATACCCGACCAAGAAACATTGCGGAATATGCCGATGTTTACAGGTCACGACCTCCAAGGAGGAACTCACGAAGACCCGGCAATGCTTGGTGTCCCGGACCATATAAGATTAGCAGAAACAACTGCTCTTCCAATAGATACAGAATCTCGCATTACTCCACATAATACTCCAGCATCAAAACCTCAAACAATAGCAGGAGCGCCCGTTAGACCCGGTGCTGCTGAAATGCTTCACGGAGGAGGCCAATCGGCTGCAACTGGGCCTCCTCCACCTAATCCATTCAATATCCCCGGTGCCACTGTTACTCGAACGCCGGCAGACCCTTCAATTGCGGGAACTCGATTTCCGGTAAACCCAACTACACCGGGTTTAACTGAAACACAACAAGCAAGAGCGAGATTAGGTAGTGCCCCTATGGAAAGGGTAAGAGATTTCATGGCACAACAAGCAATACCAACCTCTAACCTACAAAGAGTGCAAGAGTTTCAGCAGACTTATGGAGACCCATATCAAACTCGGCTTTCTGATTTTGACCCGCGCGTTCTGACGCGGAAGTCGGATAATCTGGTCAATGTGGTAGAGACGATACAGATAGACGATGCTATGAGCGATATGGCAATAATGAAGCATGTCCCTACGAGAAAATTAGACGAGCGGTCGATAACAGATATCTTGCTTATTGCTAAGAGAATGGATATTTCACCAGTAGATGTTCGCACGATACTCAATACCAAAGGCGATTGGGAGCGTATTACCAAGACCTATGGCTATGATGAGGATGCCATTAAGGTGGTTAAGGTTTCATTTGGAGGGATTTGATGGGGAAAGTTCTGGTCATTAGGAAAGCAGAAGCAACGTCTGCCGTTAGCGGTGGCGGTGGCGGTGGTGTAGGAGTCGGATTGGGCGGAGGTGGCCTGATGTTTATGTTGGGCGGAGGTGGCTCAATGGCTCCAGATAGTAAGAAGTTCATAGATATGTTTGGAGAGATTGGGAGCGAGAGTCACGATAGAGCAGTGGCTATGCAAAAATTAGGAAGGAGAATGCGATACGGCGCCGCAGGATTAGGTGCATTCAATGCACTCTATAATCAGACTTCAAGCGGTCAGCCGGGAATTGGGAGTGCCATGGCGACCGGTGCGATGGGTGGATATGCTGGAAGTGCTGGTGCAGAAGATTGGTTTGCACGGAACGCCGAGAAACAGGCACAAGCACGAAATTGGTTTGGGGGAAAATTGAGTAGGACGGCGCTGGCACCTCCTACTCCTGATGAGAAACTCGATGCTGCTGCTCGTGAAGCATTTGCTGCGCCAATCGAACCGGCAATGGACTCCCTGAATAATGCCTCGGGCAACATGTATACAGGACAACAAGAAACTCCCGACCAGATAAGGGATAGAGATACAAGGAGGTTCGATTTCTCATGAGTAATGAGCAGATGGACGCCTTCATCCTGAATATGGATAGAGAGATGTGCAAGAAGTCATTCAAGTATTTCTTCGTAGATATCCTTGGTTTCCTATACAATCATCATCATGACGATTGGCGGAAGGGATTAGAAGAGTCACAATACTACTGCGTGAAAGCATCTCGTGACCACGGTAAATCCGTCTTCTTCATGTCTTATGCGTTATGGCTTGCTGCATTCAATCCCGGCAAACACGTTATGGTTTTCTCTCACTCACTTGAGCAGACGCTTGAGCATATGAGGTTCATTCGCAATCTGATAGAGGAAAATGATATTCTTAGACATTTGAAGCCAGAGGGCAAGCCTTGGGCGAAATCTTACTTCGAGTTTTCTAACGGTAGCCGTATGATGGCAAAGTCAGTTGGTGGAGCAACTCGTGGATTCCACCCCGACATAGTGGTATGTGACGATATTCTCTGGGGAACGACTGCTTCTGAATTGGCTAAGACGGCCGATTGGTTCTATGGTGTTCTCCTTCCGGTTCTTCACCACACGAGTAAATTGATGATGGTTGGCACACCATTTAGTTACAATGACTTGTATGCAGAATTGGAGCAGAAGGATACATTCAGAGTGGAGACTTATCCAGCAATAGATGCTGAAGGAATTGCTCTTTGGCCTGAGCGTTGGGATTTAGAAGCCTTAGATTCGAGGCGCATGTCGATGCCTGCAATTCAGTTTACGCGAGAATATCTCTGTGAGCCTATTCACGATGTGGCAAGTATGTTTCCGTTGCCCTTGTTGGAACAAGCAAGAGATACTGATTTAGTTTTGTTAGACAGGGCCGAAACTAATTACAACGAAGAAGGAGAAGCAGATGGCGTTTTCGGACAGCACTTCATAGGTCACGACCCTGCGATAGCGTCTGATAAAAATGCTGATTTTACTGCGATGACGGTTATGCGTATCAAACCCGATGAGGAGAAGAAGGAGATAATTCACGTCGTTCACGAAAGAGGAATGTCCTCAGTAGCACAAAAGAGAATGATGGTGATGCTCAATAGTAAGTTTCAGCCCGAACTTATCGAACTTGAGGGAAACAACTTCCAAAGAATGCTTGAGCAAGAGATGAGAGAACTTAGGGCGGATATGCCTATTCGAGTATTCATGACTACGCGCACGCGTAAGGAGAGTTTGTTCATGTCTCTTCTTCTTGCATTTGAGCAAGGGCACATTAAAACTCCATATGGCGATGAGAGAAGTAAGAAATATACTCATACTCTTGAGCAGGAACTCAATCGTTTCGGTATGCAGAAGAGTGGTAAGTTAGAGAGCGTAGGCGTGCACGATGACTTAGCGATGAGTATAGCACTCGCAAATTGGGCATCTAAGGAGTTTAAGGGAAGTGTAATGCTCTTGGATGATTATATGCCCGGTTTCGATAGTTGGGTAAGTGGGGATGGCAATAATACAGGGAGTTGGATGATACCATGAATAAGATAAATACGACAGAAATAGACTCAAAGAATGTAAACACTACACTTTGGACGTGAGAGAATGGGCATTTTTCCAGATAATGGAGACGGTTGGTTTGAAGCCAATCTTGGTTTTTCAGCATCTGAATTAGTGAAGCGTCTAAAGAAAGCCAGAAGGCATAATAAACAAGATAAGGATTTCATAGATAAGGCAATAGATGATATTAGAGCGTTGAAAATTATGGAAGTTGATGCTACATTGAAGGTGCATGATTGGAGTGAACCCTATTCTGATACTATCAAGGAATTAGGACTTACTGACCGCAATATGAAAGCACTTAGAAAGTTTGGAGAGTCAAGGAGTATTACTCTTCAAAGGGCTTGTCGCCAATGGGATAATGCAGATAATACACTTAAGATGCTCGAAGAATATGAAGATGTATGGGGCGATTCGGAAAAGAAGACTTGGGTAGAAGCGATGGAAGCAAAGAGAGATGCCAGACTAATATGGAAGACCGCACTTCATCAAATGGAAAGATTAACCAATAAAGAGAAGGAAACACTTGTCAAGAGTGCTGAGATTCTACAAAGTAAAGGCCCAATGACAGGAAGGATGATTTTTGAAAACTTATCTGAAAAGAAGATTCTCCATAAGAGTATGACGTCCATGAAATTAGCAAAATTACTCTCAATGTATGGTGAGGAGATTGATATTATTGGAGGAGCAGGAAGAGGGACTTTTGTCAAGATGGATAAGACCGGTCTCATTATCAAAGACCCATGGGCGTATGCTGCTGGATTCCTTGATGCCGATGGCTATATCACAATTACAAAGAGAGGTGAGCCTCGCGCTGGTTTCATAGCGACGGGGAATAGAGGCAAGATACATTGCGAACAACTGCAGAAAACCTTAGATTGCGGTATACTACAATTAGACCAAAAGGTGTATAGTGATAATCAACGTAGTCAACATCGCCTTCAATTCTATTCTAAAGCGGATATAGCAAAACTACTGAAAGGGGTTTTGCCATTCTTACAAATGAAAGCGACTCAAGCAAAAGCAGTGCTCGCTTTCATAGAAGAAGGAGATAGTCTGAAGAAAGACGAATTGAAGAAAGTAGTAAGGTATAGCAATTGGAGTGACGATACCAATAAGGCTAATGCCCTACTGGCCGAGTGGGGTATAGAGGCCGACCAAGTGAATAAGTGGGCGGAGGCGATTTGATGGCAGATGAAGAAGAAGGAGGAATACGCGGATTCCTAAGAAGAGTCTCGGCGCCATTCAGAAGTCGAACTACGCCAGAACCGCAGATGCCCCTCTATACTACCGGTATACAGGAACCAGTCTTAGCGCAAGGTATTACACTACCCGCGCTATATGCGGTCACGCACGAGAATCTCATACTGCGAACAGTCATTTCTAAGTTAGCGCAGGAGATATTCAGACGAGGCTACTATTGGGAAAAGAAGTTTCAGCACAAGTGTATGGACTGTGGTGAGGAATATAAGAATGAAGTAGAACAATGTAATCTATGTGGCGGGCAACTGAAGACGCCAGATGTAAATCAACTAATCTATCCTAAATGGCTTCTTGAGCAGCAAAATTCGATGGAACAGAACTTCATGCACATAATGGCTGAGATTGAGAAAGACCTCAATATAGTGGATGATGCATTCTTGATTTGCGTTAAGGAATACTTCGTAGACCCTGAGACATCAGATATGAAGTTCTATCGAGTAAAGGAAATCATCAGAGGCGACCCGATATTCATGAGAATCATCTCAGATAAGCGCGGAGTTCGTGGTGGTAGATACAAGGTATGTCCTCTCCATCGTGACCAAGTTTCCTATCCCGGACAAGACGAGAAATGCCAAGTCTGTGGAAATAACATGCAGGAAGCCCACTATGCCAATATGGCAGGAAGTGGGAAGACACAGTATTATCTGGAAGGAGAGGTTCTCCATATCAGTAAATACAATCCATCCAAGTTGTATGGTAAGAGCCCAGTTAATACCATGTGGCGACAAGCCATGACTTTGACGGCAATGGATAATTACATGTATACAGCATATCAGAAGAGAAGGAGTCCGAAAGGAATCATATCTGTTACCACTGATAATCTTGAATCAATGAAGTCATTTTGGAAGACTGTTGATGAGAAAATGGAGCGTGACCCACATTACATACCAAAAGTTGGCATAGAGAGTCAGACTGGAAGAGGTGGAGTGAATTGGGTTAAGTTCATGGACACTCTTGAGGAAATGCAGTATATTTCAGTTAGAGATGAGATGAGGAATCGTATAGCCGCTTTCTTTGGTGTAAGTAGCATTTTCATGATTGATAGTGGTAAGAGTGGTGGTTTGAATAACGAGGGAATGCAGATTCTTGTAACTAATCGGGCTGTCGAGTTCGGTCAGAAGGTTTACACTGACGTGCTTTTCCCTCGTATGCTTAAAGAAATGGACGTCACAGATTGGAAACTCACTCTCTATCCTAATGAGGAAGAGGATGAAATTACTCGTTTGCGACGAGACGAAATGGAAGTAAATCTTGCTCAGAGAATGATGATGCTTGGCTACAAGCCCGAACTCATGGAGGAAGGAGACAGAGATATACGCTTTACTTATCGTCAAATGGACCCTCAACAGGATGGAGCGCCACCAATGCCGCCCGGAATGGCACCGCCGCAAGGAATGCCGCCCGGCACTGGAATGATGCCTAATGGAATGATGTCGCCGGGAATGGCACAACGTGGAGGAATGCCGCATGGAGGAATGCCACCCGGTATGCCACTCAATCAGGTAATGCCGCCATCACAACCCGGAGGAGAGGGAATGGGAATAAGAACGCCAAGAGGACCAGCCTCGCCACAAAGCCGAACATCTTTTGGTATAGGCTCCCCTGTTTCATCAGTTCAACAGAGGGGACCACAGAACTCATTAGCGCAGGATAATAGTCGTGCGCTGCTAAACGCAAGACGAATAAAGGGCGCGTAATTCAAATAGCATCGCGTATACGCAATAGGCAGTGAAGACCATGGACCTCATCAAAATGCACCCAATGGCGCGAAAAATGACAGCCCACAATGAAGAACTTGCGAAAGCAATAGAAGATGGTAATGCAGATGTCGCAAGACAGCATATTATGGAGATAATCAAGTATGCAAGCACTCTTGAGGACGACCTTCTTATGGCTGTAAAGAAAGGAGAGGATGAAATAGTAACGCCCGATAACTCATGGCAAGTTATGAAGTTCAATCAATCTGGTGCAAACTTCGACCCTCAGTATCGTGACAATCAATTACCCGGAACCATCTTATCAGCAAGAAATAACCATGTTATGAAAAAGGCAAGGGGAACTTTCGGACGAAGGGTTTGAGGCGATATAATGGAAGAAGGAGACGCAGGAAAACTCATGAATACTCTCATCTCTAAGATGGAGAGTATGGATAATGAGGTTCAGACGCTAAAGGCAGAGAATCTTATTCTCAAGAGAATGATGGATAATCCCAAAGTTCTCCTACGTAAGGCAGGTTTTGTCCCTTTCGGCACTCCTCTATCAGAGGATGTTGAAGTGGATGCATTCAGAGCAGATGTGCAGACTGGCGGACTTCTCAAGGCAGAGGCAGACTCCTCTGACCCAGATAAGTTTAGCAATACTGAGATTCACGAAATGAGTTGGGATGAGATACATGATATGGCAGACCAACATAGAGAAGTAAAGGAGATGTATTGATGGTAAAACCAAGATATGAAGAAACCTCGTCCGAGGTCCAAGAATTATTGATGAAAGCAATTGCACTTGAGAAGCGCATAGATGAGGCAGAGATACAGAAATCATCTCACCATCCAGAAACTACTTTTGATACGAGACCGGGTGGCGTTCAATTCATGGCAGAGAGTGGAGGACAAACTTACAATGCCTTCTATAACACAAATCAATCACTTCTTGATTCCGATGATGTCGCTAATAAGGGAGCATCCAGTGAGAGCATAAATCTTGATAATACTCCAATGAAGAACACCCACGACACCGTAAACAGGCTTGTCGAGGGATGAGTGTGACCAAAGTTGCTGTAATCAAAGGCGTCATAGATTCTACATCATGTAGAACATGCGGCGCTACTCCCAGCGAGGGGTGTAGGCGACAACAAGGATTACCCATAGAACAATGTCCAATGAATGGGTGATAAGGTGATGATGCATGAGAGAAGGTCCAATGGATGTCTATCTGCGTCATCGTTCTGAATTACTGAAGGCCATATACGACGGCACCGACCCAGAGCAAGAGGTCGGTGACTATGTTATTTCCACGATAAATCTGGAGAATCACGGTATAGAGTTTCATTCTACATCAGAAGACGAACTCTGTCAGGGGTTTAGTTCCGATTTTCTAAAAGCAGAAGAGGGCAGAAGCAGCCAACCATTCGCATCATGGCGACCTGCTTTTCATATGGAAATGGGGACACGTCATCCTTGGCTTCAACGAATAAAGATGGCCTTTGATAAGAACGATAACGATAGATTCAATTTTCCCTTATTTACTGAGAAGAGGAAGGGGGAAACCCATTCGCAGTTTATGGAGAGAAATAAGATACCTATCAGTATGAAGCACGGCCTCTGGCCGGAAGTTCTACCATCGAGAACGAGGCCTGTAAGGGAGAAAATCGAAGATAAGGATGGGTTAGCGCGTTGGGTTGAGACAGGAGTCGAAACCGAACCAGAAGAGAATTATACTGACGTCAATCCTTTTGATAAAAGAGTGCACCCATTAAGGAGGATTCGCGCTGATACTGGTAAACCAGAATGGGAACAGATGCTTAGGGAGTTCTATTTAGGTAAGAATAAATGGGCCGAGAAGGTAGCAAACGCGGAAAAGAAGCATAGAGCACATTGGAAGAAAGATGCAATTGGAGACGGCTCTAAGGAATATGATACGCAGACTATCTACGATTCTGTTCCTGATGGGAACTTCTCTTTCTTAGGTGGAGATGATGGGCATGAAAGTGAATTTACTAACCATCTTCATGGATTACGATTGAGAGACTTCGAGAGATGGAAGAATGGAACTGGTGATTGGGGAGGTTTCAATGAAGAAGATACCGAGAAGCACAAAGATAGAGTCAAAGCGCTGGACAAAGAAGGCAAGGACTTGGAAGAGGAGCATTTCAATGATAGGATGGAGAAATTACTCAGTAATGATATTACTCCTATAACCTACAAACCAGAGGATAGTAAGAGCATCTATGAGGAATGGGACAAAAAGGGAATAGAATCATTAGCAGATATGACCAAAGTCCATGCTCATGGAATGGGGCATTCGACTTTGATGAGAGGATTGGAGTTCCTTTCTCCAGAAGAGAGGACTATTGCGATGGAGCATATGGCAACACATGGCACAGACGACCCAGAACACCAATACATTGACCTTGATGATGGGCATCGTCTTTCTATGGCTCGCATAAAGCAGACAAAGAAGCAAAGGCAAGAAGGAGAGATGCATTGGTTTCAACGTGCCAGAATGCATTCGGGCGCTAATGTGCCGGAGCATAAGGAAACGCCGCACGATTCATTCATACATGGAGATGAAGGCATGATTGCTGGCACTTTGGCTAATACACTCGTCAAAGATGATGGCATCCATGAGGGCGAACCATATCAGTATGTGAGACACGCGTCTGGGGAGATAGATATGGATAAGAAACCAAAACAGATGTATGATAAGACCGCATTAGAGCATGTGATGGAAAAACTCGAAGAGGCCTATGAAGGAGATGGCCTCTTAGAGTATGGTAAGGATAGGGTAGATGCAAATGACTTACCTATCGGTAAGGCCAAGAATCTTCCAAAGTTTAGTGAGAGAGATATAGAAGACATTCAAAGCGCTTTATCAGAAGGGAAGGATGCAAAGGAGGCATTGAGCGAAAAACTCACAAATAATAGTCACATTGCTTTGGGAACAGAGGGATTTCTGGATTTAATGGGTTGGAATCGTGATTTAACTGAAAGGCACAAGAGCCATCCCCTCTTTAGTGGGAGAAGAGAGCCTTTGATTAACAAGTCTATCATGCGAGGTATTCTCAAAAATCTAAAGCACGCAACTGGTCTTTCGCTTAGTGCAAAACAGATGAGGTCAGCAATGGGAGCACATATCGTTAATCATGGACCAAAGTCTGAAGACATTTCTGATGAAGAGCGAGAACACTACTTAGATGTTGAAGGAAGGCTCAAGGGATTAGGATTTCCACAAGGTAGGCGCATATTTGCGCATAGAGGAGGGCTTGGAAGAGAACTTTCAACTTATGTGGATATGATGCATGATTTTCATGCCGATGATATTGATTGGAATAAGGGAGAGGGAATATCGTCAGAGTTAGGAGACAGAGAACAAGAGGGGTCTGGAAAAGTTATTCCTAATAACGATACGTTGGGACTTTGGGCACGTGCTCATCCTCATTTCCTTCCTTATGGGCAGAACTACCACGATACTCCACATGGTATTATGTCTATGACTGATACAAATACTCACGCATTACACAGGATAGGAACTGCAAGACACCCCGGAAGAAATATCAAGACGAACAGTTCACAATATCTTTCGACTCGCAGTCCTTACTTTATGGCTCGATTTATGCACGAAAACCCATCTCCACAGAATTTTGTAATGGAAACAAAGAACCTAACTACAAGAGACCTCATGGCTCATCATTTCAATTCTCATAATTTTGCTACTATGACTAATACAGCAAAAGAATGGAAGGAACCTCCTTCAAAATACAAGAAAGATAAGGATGGCGAACTCGTGCTTGACAAAGATGGCGAGCCGATATTATCAAACCGCAAGGGATGGACTGATGAAGAGATAGCACGAAGAGTGCAGCCGGGAGATTATGGAATAAGAAGAGTAGCAGCATTAGCGCGTCTACAAGCCCACGCCAATGGCAGGCGTAACGCTTTTGGTAATCCCGGTGAAAGAATGCATACGACCTTGAAAGATTTAGAGGATAACCCAAGTTTCCGAGCATCTCCCGATATGGATGCAATGGATTACTTAGCAGAGATGCCTCACTTCAAAGGCTCAAATATCCAAGATAGGCTTGACCCCGGTTTATTGGATGAGTTGGAAGACTTCAATGTCATACTCGATGAGATGAAGTCGAAGAATCCTCCAGAGGAATTGCCTGCAGACCATCCAATAATGAGACGATACGACAATCTCATGGCGAAGTTCAACAAGGTATACGGGGATGAGATAACACATACCACAAGGGGTGAATATGGTGGAAGGCAAAAGCAAACGAAATATGGTTGGCGTGATAGAGACGAGGATGTTATGCGAGGCGACAAAAAGGCTGTTACTAATTATGCTCGTGATGTCTTAATTCCAGAAGTTCTCAAAGCCCATCCTTCTGCATATCATCCGACCAATCCTAAAGCGCTTGCTAATGTTGCCGCCACACTACAAGGCGCTATGAGGAGTATCTACAAGAAAGGGGGAGGAGGTCTTACTACTCCCGCTGCTTGGGTTCGACCTTCTGGCTCAAAAGACGCATTAGATGCTCCAGAGAGAGTTTCATCAGATGAGCAATATAGATTGGCCTCTTTGATGCGGCAAGGTGAAGTCGGAAGCAAGATAATTGGTGATGAGTCAATACATATGATTCTGAAGAAACTCGGTTTACCAGACGATATGCCTCATCGTAAACACGTAAAGCATATGATGAAGGTGCACGGCGGTGATTTTACTGCTGCTACTCTCGGTCAATTAGCAACGGCAGGAATAGAATGGCAGTCGAATTACGAGAAGGACGAGAGGGGGAAGTTTGCTCTCGATAAGGATGGGAAGAAAATCCCGGCACCGTCGGTATATGGGAGTTTGAAAGGGAAAGATATCCACACTGTCTTAGATGATAAACTCCAAGAACTTCAGGAGAGTTATCCGACTTCGGCAGCAACTGGACGCGAGAGCACCGAATATCAAGTAAAGCAACGCGCTTTACGAAGTGCATGGGATAAATCCCACGAGGGTCATACTGCATTAAGAGGAATTAGGAATGTTGTGAATCTCCAACCTGACTCATTGAGGGGCTATGGATTAACCTTCCAATCTTCTCCTAACTACAGTAGAAAGAATCCAATGACGGCACAAAAGAAGGTCTTAGGCGAGCCTTTGGGAGATAGAGAATTATTGTTCTCCCACAAAGACAAGACTGGTGATAAGAGAGATTTAACTGACATGAAGAATATAGCAAACAGCATTATTGTATTCGATGAGGGGGCATTACAAGGAGAAACACTTCAAGCCAAATTTGACCCTTTTGAGGGAAAGAAAGCGGTAGGATGGTATAATGATGTCCCAATCGAATCACATGATAGCGGAGAAGGGGCTATTCCTCATGACCACTATATTAGTGGCGGCATGGATGATGGCTATCTGATTACACCAGAAATAGGAATTGAACACGATGAAGACGATAACATCGTTGTAGGCACTAATGCTACTGAAGGCTATTATCACACCGTGCCATTCCAAACGTTACAGATGATGTTTCCAAACTATTCCAATGAGCATATACAAACTTTGATTGATAGCCACCCAGTTGAAGAAACGACCTTATCTAATCAACAAACTCCATCCAGTGATACGGGATATCCACCATCAGCGGATTTCCCATCTGTTAGATACAGTGAACCAATGCATATTTCCAATCTATTGCTGAAAGACAAAGCAGAGTTGCCGAAGCAAGTTCCGCTCATTGACCCTCTTCATAGGATATTTGACATTGAAGATTTGAAGCAATTAAGAGGATTCACTGGTGAATGGGTCGTTTCAATCCATAAGGATGGAAAAAGATGCAAAGTGCAATGCAAGAAGAATCGCGTGACTGTGTTTGACGATAGCGGTAATAAACAATCAATGAGTGAGAAGATGAGGAGTGCTTTCAAACAAATCGGAAAGAAGGATTACGTAATAGATGGCGTAATGCAAGACGGAGAGTTCTACGTTAATGATATTCTACTCTATGATGATGATGTCGTATACGACCTCTCTACGCGTGAGCGCATTAAAGTGTTAAGAGGACAGTTCGATAGTTACGACCCTGTTTTCATACCCAGCCCGTCTGACATTAGAATTACAGATGAAGTTGGTTTGGAGAATGCAGTGAAGGAGTTGAGTAAGGAGTCTGACAAGATACTCTTGAGAGATGCAAAGTCCACATACATGAAGGGAGAAGAAAAGCACCCTAAGTGGGTTCTATTGGCAAAATCGGACATAGAGTTCCACATACCTTTCTCTATGGAGATTGATGATAGTCACTTCATTATACATCTTCCAGAGGACTTAGTGAAATACGAGATAGTAGATGGGGAGGCAATCGAGCCAATAGCAGCAATAGGTAGTCTTACTGATTCAGATTACTCTCTACGCCTCGCTAAGAGTCTTGAGCCTTATTGGAAAATAGCATTAAGTGAGATGTTAAAGGAAGAAACCGAGATAGAGCCTGAGATAGATGAGGAGAGGATAGAGGAAGAGAGTGCTGGTATACTCAAACCAAAGAAAGATAAGAATCTGATAATGAAGCCAAACGACGTTTACAAAACGCTCATTCTCATAGAACGCGCAATAGATGCGATGGAGAAGGGATTCAGCAATTTGGCTGGAAGAGGTTTTGGATACGATGTGGGCGATGGAACTGAGAGTCCACGCGGCCCTACGAAGTTGGATAGTGAAGAGTCTTTACCGGATTGGGATATGAGAAAGCGGCCTACAGAGGACATGGAGAAACCAGAGGACTATCCCGGTAGACGGAGGAAAGCGAAGAAAAATGCCGCGCAGTCTATCGATTTAGAGGAAAGAAGCCTTGAGGATTAGTCGCGGAGCATTGAAGTAGTAAAGCAATACGTGAGATGGTTAGTGTGCTCGGTAGTAAACAACTGTTCAGACATGACGATGAGTCAATCGCCATCCTCAAGGGTGGCAACGACCTCATTGTCGCTGGCTACGCAAGCGTGGAAGTTGTAGACAAGCAAGGCGACGTAATAACAAAGGAGGCATTAAAGGACGCATTTCGTAAGTTCATGGAAAATCCATCTTACAGAAACGTCCAATTAGCGCACTCCAATATACAAGTAGGCGATGTGGTTCCAAGTTACACAGATAATGAAGGGAGGTTGTGGAAAAGCGAAGTCGATGATGTCGGGATGTTTGTAGTAGTGCAACTCCGTAACGACATCGAGAAAGCCAAGGAAGTCTCAGCAGAGATTAGAAAAGGCGCTCTCAGAGGATTCAGTATCGGTGGTCAAGCGTTCAAAAGGGTTAGAAAATCAGACCCAAAAAGAGGCGACTACCAAGAAATAAGCAAACTGGAACTACACGAAATAACGATTTGTGAAAAAGGCATCAACCCCGAAGCAACATTCAGTATACTAAAAGAAGACACGGAAGTGAACAATATGACAACAGAAAACGACGAAAATGATATGACAAAACAACTGGGCGACGTTCTAACGCGCTTGGAATCACGTTTGGATGATATGGAAAAGGGCGAGAAGCCTGCTTTCCTTGAAGGTAAGGATAAGGACGATGATGACAAGAAGGACGACAAGAAGAAAGAGGCAGCAGATACAACTGAGGAGCCAGTGGAGAAATCCAATGAGTTCTCAGACGTCATTACATCTGATTACTTGAATTGGATGGAAGACACTCTGAAGAGTGGCGGTGTGGACACAAAAGCCGCACGCGCACACTTCGATGATTTGGAAAAGGCTAACCTCGGCTCTACTCCAGAAGAGATGGAAGCACAACATCTCCAGCGAACTGGACAGGTTAAGGGACGCGCGCAGGAGGGTGGCAAGCCTTCAACTGGCGCACTCGGTAAGACTACAGGTAGTGGCAAGGTTGCGAAGTCTGACTTCATCGACCCTCGTTCACTAACAGACTCAGATATTGAGGCTGCTTACGAAGTTTACAAGGCTGCAGCCCTTGAGAATGAACTACGTGGAAGTCTCGAAGAGCAGTTCTCTACACGCTACGCGCACGAGAGAGAGGCCGAGATTACCAAGGCAGAGGCAGCAGCATTCGATGCACGCAGCCCACTTGAGTCTATCCAGAAGTCCATCGAAGCACTTGGAGAGCGCATTGATGGTTTGACTACACCAGCAGAAGAAGGAGAGGAGTTCAAGAAGTCCGAGAGCGCCACCGGAATAGTGGTTCCTTCGACTGAGGATTTGGCACAAATGTCTTGGGATGAGGTTCATCAATTGGCCGATAAGACATTGAGCCCGGAGTGAGAATCTACAACAAAAAATTAGGAGATGATGAAAAATGGCACGAAACTACGTAAGAACAATAACTGACATGGAGCGCTATTACTATGGCGCAGGGAACGCAATGGGGTATTCTTACTCCGGTAGTGAACTACTCAAGGCAGACAGCCCAATGCTGTCTACCACTGGTGGAACTTACCAAGCAATTTATGGACGCAAAGTCTGGTCGCAACTGAACCAAGAGTTCAACGCCTTCAGTATTCTACCCAAGAAGCCTTGGGACCGAAGCGGATGGCGCGTAATCACTGGTCGCCCCAATTCGGGCACTCTACACGGTGGAGTTGCAGAGAACGCAACACTGCCTGAGACAGTCAAGCCGACTTTCCAGCACGTTGCTGCAAAGCCTAAGACTATCGCACACACCTTTGATATGTCCGAGACAGCGATTTTCCTCGCTGACAAGGATGATGGCCTCGGAGATATCCGCTCGGTCATGAAGGAAGAAATGGGCAAACATCACGCTGAGATGGTGAACAAGATGCTTTGCACTGATGTGGACACACCTGCCGCTAACAACTTCGAGTCCTTGGACCGAGTTACAGCAGCATACAGCAACAACGCAACTACCACAACTGGTCTGGTTAATGGTCACGACAATCTAAGCGCTGACTCTGACCTCGACATATACAGTATCGACAGGAGTGCAAACTCATGGTCGAACGCTGAGATGAGCAACAACGCAGTGAGCAATGTCTCAACTGACAGAGTTCTTTCTCTCGACTTGATTGACGAGATGTTCCAGAAACTCTGGGTCCGTGGTGGTAACCCCAAGGTTATGCTAACCGGATATGACACACTAATGCGCCTGCAGCAACTATTGCAGAGCCAGCAGAGGTTCATGGAAGAGAAGAGAGTCACCCCCACCTACAACGGTGTAAAGGGTGTTCCGGGAATGGAAGCCGGATTTATCGTGGCTACCTACAACGGAGTCCCAATTATCCCAACCAAGAACATGCTGACGGATTCTATCAGTCGCGTTTACTTCTTAGATACAGATTACCTGCACTTTAGCACAGCAATACCGACCCAATACTTCGAGTCGGGAATTGAGACCGGCGACCCCTTCGCCATCAACAGGCTGGGTCAAGAAGGACTCTACCGAACAATGGGCGAGATTTGGACCACTTTCTTTGGGTCACAAGGAAGTCTGAGGGACTTGAAGTGAGGCCAGAAGGCAGGAATATATACAGGAGATGAAGAAAAATGGCAGAAACATTAGTAGCAACAGCAGCAGGAAGCGCAGTAGCAACCCTAATCGGGGCATGGGAACTCAGAGCGGGCTCTCATGACACAACAGAATGGCTTGACGGAGCAGCAGATGTTCAATATCCGGGCGGAGGTCCGGGAACTTTCCATCCATCAAACTCCGATGGGGCGACCGGATACGACCCGGCTCCCAAGATGGCTTTATTGGACGTAACATGTGCAAGCGGCACAGCGGCAGTCACACTATCTGGTGGAATATCATCTATCCTTATGGTAATGAGTTCCCAACAAGGTGGAACAGCAGCAGTATCTAAGGTAGCAAACACAGGGCTTGTAATCACAGTCACAGGCGCTAACGCATTGCACAACCTAATAGTGATGTATAACTGAGGTGGGTGAATGCCTACCGTAACCTATGCAGGCAAGTGGTATTCTCGTGCTGGACGCGACCCATCCATAGGCGAATGGATACGTGGAAGCAGAAGAACCGTCTCCCAATCTTGGTTGGATGAGAACAGGCATTGGTTACTCAAGGACGATTATATCATTGAGGGCGACGAAGCACCGCATTCAGATGCGGGCAATGATGGCATTCCTGACAGCCAATGGAGAAAAGCCGACATTATGGCTTGGCTCGACAATAACGGAATACCAATTAGCGGTGGTTACAAGACCAAGAGTTCTCTTCTCTCTTTAGTGGAAGAGGCTTTAAGTCCGGCCCCTGTCGAAGAGCCAGTAGTCGAAGCAGCAGAAGTTGTAGAATCAATAGCGGAAGAACCAGTAGTGGAAGAAGCAGTAGTTGAACCAGTAGTGGAAGAGCCAGTTGTTGAGGAAGCAGTAGCAGAAGACGAAACGGAAATGGAGTGATAAATTATGGCATTTAGTAACACAACAGACACAAGAACACACGTAATGGGTGACCTAATGATGGTTACTGGAACATGGAATGCAGCAAGCGTAGACACTGGAACAATAGTCACAGGACTATCTGAGATACTTGCTGGAAACGTCATTGGTGATACCGAAGACAACACAGGTGGTGGAGTAGACGGAGCATTCGCTATCGTTACAACCGCTGCACCGGGTTCCCTAACAATAGATTGCGTCAGTGGAAACACTGGTAAGTGGTGGGCATTGGGTAAGCGCTGAAACAGGCGGTGACCTAAATGGCTAACCTAACACTAAAGTTTGCAGTTATCGGCCCGATAGCCCCGAAGGATTTTTCCACTGAGGCTAAGGCAGAAACAGCATTGGCGGCAGCATATACTACGATTACTGATGCTGCATCTACGTCATCATTAGTGGCATCTGAGCCAGTTATTATTCTTGGAAATGTGTTTCTTGTTCTCACATACTATGCATGAAGGTGGTGTTTGTGGATGTCCAAGTTCGAGTTACAAACACTTGATATTGACGACATCAGCAGAGCAGCCAAGCAAAATGTTCGTGCAGACATTAAATACGACAACCAGAAAATCAATACCGATGCCCCACTAAAGGGCATCACTAAGAAGCAGAGAGCAAGAACTTCTGATATCGCAGACATACTCGATATTGGTGCAGGCACACGTTGTGCACACTGCGGTATGCTTCATTTCTTATGGCGAGCCACTTGTGGTGGTTGCGAAAGGCCTATGGAATATAACCTCGGAAGCCGTAATGAGGGGGCGAGGCTATGAATGAGTTTGACTTAGCGTGGAGTGTCTTGAAAGGACTCCCAGAACAGCAGATGGATGAGGGTGGCTATGCGAGAGTGCAGAGACGTGGAAGTTTGCCTAAGCAAATAGACATGTCAATGCGAGGTATAGGGCCAGCAAGAATGAAAAACTTTGGTCAAGAGATTAACGAATTGGCAGATAATTACGATATTGACGAGATGATGAATCGTAATGCAAGCATGGAGGCTGCTGAATCAGAAGCCCAAGAGGAAGAAGACAGTAGATTATCAAGAGGGCAAATGCCTCCAGAGCAATATAACATCTGGCGAGAGAGGATGCATAGTATGATGCCTCAAAAGCCTGCTCCCGGTAAGGAGTTTGAGAATAGGCGCTCATGGAGTTATCATTCTGGTAGAGGAGAGAGAACACCCCTCAGTAGAGATGTTCAAGGTCAAGAGAAACTTAGCGATGAAGAGGCTTTCTACAGTGATTTAGATTGGCCGAAACGCGGTGCAAGGGTGATTACTGGTGAGCCAATGGATATTGCATTCCAATTACTCAAGGATTCTGCTAAAGCACGAGATGGTAGTCCGTTTGCCTTTCCTAAAAGAGATGACCCAAATTACAATCCATATGACCAGATGTCCCAAGACTTGTCGAATTACCCAAAACCAAGATATGGCGATTATCTGAAAAGAAAGGCCAATAAGCCTTTACCAGATTATATCACACAACAAAGGATGAACCCTATGTCTAAGGTGAATCCGAATGTTCCTGAACATTTCCAACCTCCGCCGCCTCCACCTATGGACCCTTCATGGACTCCTGAAGCAATAGCAAGAATCAATGCTCAGAATGATAAGGCGAGAAAAGAACTTTCTGGTGAGGGTGGGGGTTACTGAAATGACCGCATTTGACAAGGCTTGGGCCATCTTGAAAGAGAAGAAAGAGAAACAGCACCTCCATTGGATGGGGCCGGACTACAAGAAAACCCCCGTTGGATGGATAAATGGTCATGGGCCATATATCAATCTTCACGAACATCCTGATTATCCACACGGTTTTCATCAAACCGTTTCCGGTCATGAAGAAAAAGGCCCACTACCGTGGAAGAATCATGAAATCGTAGACGGTGAAGTGCGAGAAAAAGACCGAAGCGGCCCAGTGCCCGGACTACCGGGTATGTTTTTCGATGCTCAAGGTAATTTGACGAATCAAATGGAGGGACAGTAATGACCGCATTCAACAAGGCTTGGTCAGTTCTCAAGTATCGTCGGGGAATGCCTTACGGCCGAAAGCGCAACAACCCCGTTCAGAATACACCGGTTGAGAATACGCCGGTTGAGAATACGCCGGTTGAGAATACACCGGATGGGAATATGGGTTTAGATAGCGAAGAAGGAGGGCCATACATGAGAACGCCTTCAACCCGAAGTGCTCTTGCCGATATTTATGGTAGAAAAGAAGGAACAATTGGTGGGCCTAATACTTCAGACTTAGCCCCCAAGTTCAATCCATTTCATCCAACATACCAATTCAATCCTTTGAGGGGTGGCGATGCTGGTAGAATGGTGACTGCTTATGAAATAGACCCAAGAATACAAGGTTATACAAAACCTAAATCAAAACTCGACCAACCAAGAAGACCAGAAAGTGTAGGTGTTCAATAATGCCACAAGTATTCAGTCCCGGTGAAGGCGAAACAAGACCTCTTGACCCCACAGCAGTCGTCTACACCACAGCACAGAAAGTTGCAGACCTACTCGATATGGGGCCGCAAGATGCTGTCGCAGTCAGTGCTGACTCTGAGTCTGATAGAGTATATGTGACGGGCGCCGATTACAGAAATATCGGATTTTCAGTAGGCGATACAATTCTCATTTACAGCGATGCGCAAGCATTGGGAATAGAGAAGACAATTACATCTATTGCCGAAGGAGGGACCAATGGAGTAGCCCTATACTTTACAGGGTCATTCTCAACTTCAGATTACCAAGCGGTAGATGATACATATGTGCAAAATCTGGCATCATTCACCAATGGAAGAACTCGTGGTATGACTAAGGCCAAGGTTGAGGAAGTCATTCTTCGTATGCAGGACCACATAGACAATAGAACTCACAATGCATGGAGACCGTATCTTGTTAATGCGGAATACATCAATTTCGATACTTACAAGCCATATCGTCGTCGATACTATACTGACTACGTCGGCACTTCTCCACTTCTCTTCAGAAATGTTCAGCAGATACTTCGATTGGAGTTGTGGCAAGGAGATGACTACCGAGAGATAGGTGCAGCAGAGGCAAGAATCACACTGCCGGACAATGTGCGAGACCTCTCCGGTTCCATAGTCGTTTCACCCGGCAATGGGAGCGTCGGTGTCCTCTCAATCGGCAGTAGCACTGCGAATTGGCGAGCAGACTTCGATAAGGCAACTTCTGCTCAGAATCTGGCTGACCTAATCAATAAAGAAGACAGAGTAGGAAAGACCGTAGTGGATTTTGCGCCTACATTTATTCTTGAGGGCAATACGGCTAATGTCGCAGTTCACAATGAGTTTCTTGCTTCGGCTAATTCCGATTATGGGACAGGCATCGTCAAGATAACCAGTATGAGAGATACAAAGGGAGGAGAGACTTGCACAATCGTCGCCACTGATAGTGACATAGATATTAGTCAGACCAGTAGTTCAACGGCTACATTCAGTAACCTCTCTTCCACAACTATCAACGTAGATACTACAAGTGGATTTGCGGAAACAGGTGTTGTCGTTGATGCGAGTGGCGACGTCTTTCGTTATACAGGAAAAACTGCCACGTCCTTCACTGGATGTGTGATTGTAGTAGGCTCTGCTCTTTCTGATATAGCGGGGGTTCTCACTCAACACCAGTTACAGATAGACCTCCAAGGCGGTAGTTCAAGCGGAGACAAGGGCAGACTGCGAGACTGGTGGCTCGACCACGAGATGGGCATCATATACTTCAACAACTCATATCCATTCTTTGAGTGGAATGCAATCAAGACATCTTACATCTATGGTGAGCGCTATGTGGATAAGGGTATAGAGGATATCTGCACTAAGTTGGTAGCAATTGATTTATTGATGAATGATGACCGTAGCGTTCTCATACCGGAAGGAACACAGAATGTGGACTTGGCATCTAAGATTCAACTCTATCGAGCAGATGTAGACCGCGTTTTCGCACGATATATTGAGGTGGTCGTCTTTGGGTGATGATACCGAACGAATAGTCTACGATGAGTGGAAAGAAGTGATTGAGAAGGAGTTCACTCAAGCAGAAACTCAAGCGGAATTACGTAAGGGCGTTATAGAAGGTTCTACGCAGTATCACGATTTAGTAAAGTCTCAAGAGGAGAATCCTGATATTGTGGATAGACGTATGCTAACTGAATCGCCTATATTGACTGAGCAGAAACTTAGGTTCAATGGTAATTCAGTATTACCAGATTGGGACGCTCATGATAAAGCAAGGAGGAAGAAGAAATGGTTGCCACCTTCAAAGAAGGAATAGATGTCATTTTGGATGTCCTCAAGGACAATTGGAATAGGGCAAATACGAGCAACTACAAGCCTATTATCATTGATATTGCCGATGTGACGCCTGAGCGAGGTAAGCGTCTTGACCTTGATAGGTCGGACTATATTCTCGTTTTCGAGACAGCACATAACGAAGAACTACCTGAGATGCTCTACGATTTCGTCACAACCAGAATCAATATCACGGTGGATATGCGGACTACGAGAAATCGTAGGCAACTTAAGGAGATGGAAAACGAGTTGAGGCGGTGCATTCATCTGAAGAGAAAGGGCGATGGCGTTAATTTCGATAGGTTAGTATACAAAACACGCACGGATTTGTCCGATAGGAGCAAGAAATTGTTCAGAATGACCTTCCAGATAGAAGTAGTTATCTTTGCAGAACCAATCCCATGAGGTGAGAGAGAGCCATGCCGTCCACAGTCTACAAGGGTGATTTAACAGAAGTGACCTTTGGTCACGAGACTGGTTTGACTTTGAATCATGGTTATGCGGGGTCTAATTTCAAGTTCACAGCATCTTTTGACCCGAATGTTCCTGCACCCGCTAATGCACCACATCAGAATCTCACTAAGGATACCAGTGTGATTGTCTTTGATAGTGGTGCGGCTAATACTCCGGTGAATAGCGGAATCCTTCGTTATCCCAATGGGATGCTTGTAGGCAGTAAGGTGACCTTCTCAATAGGTTCGACCAGTCCTAATTGGAGCACCGATGATGATTATTCTGTAACTGGTAGGACATATACCATCATCAAGCAGGAAGTCGCAAATGATACGAATAGCCAAAATAACAACAAGACTGAGATTACAGTCACTCCTGCGTTGAAAACGGACCATACTACTGCTGACAAAGACTCAAAGGCTGGAGATACCATGTATATTCACTCCTTCACTACGCCGACAATAGATGTCAGTATGGTTCATAATGATGCCGCTAATCTATCTGCGGAGCGTGTTCTGACTGACCAATTCGTTGGACTGGTCAGCACCATAGCCCTACCAGAGACTAAAGTAGACCTCAAGCGTTACCATGTTGTTGGCCTTGGTCGTGATGTAGCAGTGCAAGTTCCGGGTAGATATCTCAATCAAGGAGGCTCTTTCGAGTGCAACATTCACAATGGTAGATGGTTCAACTACTGCCTCGGTCAAGAGGTAGTGAAATTACATGCTAACACAAAGGAGACTGGGCAGAACACATACAATCTTCTTGGTTCAGTTAGTGCAGGCGATAATTTCTTGATGTTTGATGGAAACAGTAGTTGGCCTACGATAAATAGCGTGCAACTCGCCGTGGGCGATTACATCATTCTTGACTCTTCGACAGAGATGGTTGATGTTCAAACATACAGAGATACTGGCGTAAATGCAACAATTTTTACAGACGCTACTTGCGATTACAACAACGACCCTACCATTACTATGAATAGCACTGCTGAGTTAATTGTCGGTATGGGCGTGTCTGGCACAGGTATCCCCAGCGGTGCAACAGTATCCAGCATAACTAATTCTACTACCTTTGAATTAAGCGCTGCTACTACTGGTGGCTCAGTTACAAATGGCACTCTAACTTTCGACCCAACATATGTTAGTGCATGGCCTAATGCAGGAGCCACACAGATATTCGATAAGGCTCTCAAAACTGAGGTTAGAAGGATAGCGGCTGTGCAACGAAATGGGGCAGAGTATTCAGTCTGGTTGGACGACTCTCTATTGTATGACCATGCAAATAATTTAGTCGTGAAGTTCGCTAAGTATCAAACAGACTCAAGCAACGGTAGTCCACATAGAGACAGTAGCACTGGCAACCTAACTCAACCCGTTGAGCATCTCTTCTTTTCTCGAAGCACAATACCATCTTTCTCAATGGAAGTGAGTATCAGAAGGCGCGATGCTGATAGCAATGAGGGAACTACAGATGGTGGAAGTGGCGATTCTAAGCAACTTACGCGTGTTTTCCGTGGTTGTAAGGTCAAGGACTTCAGTTTGACCGCTGATACAGATGCTGCTCTAAGGCTCACTACAAACTTCGATTCTGCTCTTTGTTATACCGATACAGGGCGCTTAGAAAGCACAAAAGGAGACAGATACGATACGCACAGGCTCTTTGAGGACACCGCTAATACTGAGGTTGAGCGAAAGAAGGCAGGTATCGAGAAGGGCACACAGAAACCGTTTATGTTCTACAATGGTTCAATAAGCGTAGCAGGAACCACATTAGGACAAGTAGTGTCCTTCACTCTAAACGGTAAGACTGGAGTTGAGCAATTCTACACTATCAGCGGAGCAAACATAGCAGATGCGGCGACAGACCAAGTGCCCCATGCTGGAACAAGAAATCCTAAACTCGCTGTGGAAGGTAAGACTGAGTATGACCTTGAGATGGAGATTATCGTGGATGACCCTCTTTTCTACCATAAGGTAAGGAGAGCAGTAGACCATTTCGACGATACTGATGAGACTGCTCAAACAGATGCAGACATGATACGACTGTCTTTCGTCAAACAGGGCACTGGGGCAGACAGAGAATCTATCGACATACTAATTGATGACTATTTCATTACGGAGGCACCGCTTCCTATTCCAGAGGATAAGGGGCCAATACGCTCTGCACTCAAGATATTGCCTAAGACCTTCAAGGTCATTAGCAAGGATACAATACTACACGCGTGATTATTATGACAGCATTCAACAAGGCTTGGATTTTTCTCAAAGAGTCCAGTGGCACAGGTAATACCTACGATGAAGAAGGCAAAAAGGCTCCCGGCGGTCCATATGATTGGCAAGGACTGGAGTTTGATTCACATTGTCCAAAGTGTGGTAAGGGAATCTATTGGGGCACCGATGATTCTGCTGCTATGAGTATGATTGGGAGTTGCTTAGAATGTCTATGATGCCGGCAGATTTGGAAAGAGTGCAATACTACAATCGTCATACTCATGAGGAGTATGTCTATTGGCTGCTCGAAAGATGTAATGAGCAATTAGAACACTATGGAAAGAAGGTGCCTCTTCAAACTATGATGCTCTTTGTAGGCACGAGAGAAAGCGTCGATGAGATGGTCTCAAAGAGGCTTGACCGATTTACTCTCGAAGACCCTATCGTGCCTCTCGATACAGAGAAGATTGAGGATTTCAAGCCTAAGCCTGAGCCAGAGGTGGAGCCTGAGCCTGAGCCTGAGCCTGAAGAGGTCGAAGAGAAGCCTGCATGGGTAGAAGCCGCAGAGGAAGTTCTTGAAGAAGAGGAAGTTCTTGAAGAAGAGGAAGTTCTTGAAGAAGAGGAAGAGGAAGAGGCTATGATAGTCCCCTCTGAGAGCAACCCATTTGGTGAAGTGGATTACCACTCATGGACAGTTCGAGAATTACAGGACGAATGTAGAGAAAGAGGACTCACAATTCGCGGCACCAAGTCAGAAGTCGTTTTGCGTTTGAGGCAACACGATGAAGGAATAACAATTACACAGGAAACTGAAAGCGAGACCGAAGCCCCCTCGGAAGAGGCTGTTGAGGAAACGTCGGATGCCCCCTCGGAAGAGGCTGTAACCATGGAAGTGACTGAAAATGACAATAGTGGACAACAAGGAGAACATAGTAGCGAAGAAGAATGAACGAAGACATGAGATTGGCGTAAACCGCGATAATCCAGATGAAAAGATGGAGGTGTGGGTGCGTGACATTTCGTTTTTCGACGTTCAAAAAGCCGCCCAGAACCTCTTTCTTGTCGATGGTGACGACGTCAAACTTGACCTCGAAGGCTATTGGAAATACGCCTTCACTAATTGGGTATTGAGAACTAACCCCGAACTCTCACCGGATGACTTAGCCAACGTTAATGCATACGTAGGGCAGCAGTTAGCCGCGCTATTACCAAAGCCAGATGAACTTGCAGAGGTGATGCAGGGGGGTTTTACGAACGCGAACAATTGAGAGTTCAGCAGTTCCTTAAGAAACGGAAGATAGAATCTGCCGAAGATTTTGGACTGCAGGCTCAGTTGTTCGCCTATATCGTGGCGAAACATTACAGCATATCGCTGACAGAGGTATATCAGATGGATAAGGAGATTTTCACCCAGTCCCTTGCTTGGGCGCTCGCAATCAACGATGAAGAAGACAAGGAAAGGAAAAGGCAGCATATGCAAGACTCCACTGGAAATGAAACAGTGACTCTTGATTATTCGTTCTTAGATGGAGAGGATATCTGATGGCGCTGGGTGCATTACTAAACTCACTTTCTGCAGTATCGAGTTCCCTTAGTGGGATAGGCAGTGCTATGAGTGGGCTTGGAGGTATTGCATCGGGTATCGGTGGTGCACTAAAGGGCATCTTCTCTGCTGCAAAAGGAGTAGCAATCAAGGCATTCACCAAGATTAAGGAGTTTTGGAACGAGCATCTCGCTCCTATTTGGGAGGGATTCAAGAATCTTGTTGCTCCTGTGTTCAAACTCATCGGAACTCTTTGGAGAGGGCTCGTCAAACTCATGAAAGGGGTTTGGAATGAAATCTTAGTTCCGATATGGGGAGTTTTCAAGAATATGTTTGGGTTCGCGTTCAATCTTATGACATTACAGTGGGGGAAAGCCATTGATAATATCAAGAATATCTGGGATATCTTAGTTGGCCGTCTTTCCGCCGTATGGGGCAAGGTAATCACCCCTATCTGGGGAGGTATGAAGAGCATTGTCGGAGGGGTATTCGACGCTCTTGCTTCTGCATGGAGTAGAGTAATGGGCGTGATGAAGGGCGTTTATGATAAGACGCTTGGTCCGGTATTCTCGTTCCTCAAAGATGGAGTGGGCGCTATCATTGATGGGTTATTGAGCATATTGAATGCGGCTAAGGATATCATAGGTGGCTCATTGGGTAAGGTCTTCAATTTTGGTAAATCAATAGTGGGTGGAGCAAAAAATCTCGTTACCGGCGGTGGCGGTGGCGGGAGCACCACAGTAGGCACATCCGTCCAAGGCGGGGTCGTTCAAACATTCAATATCACAATAGATGTGAGTGGTGTAACAGACCGCTCAGATAAGAGAGCAATGGCACGTGAAATGGGTGACTTAATTCAAGAGGAACTCGCAAGAAGCATGGGCGGTGTGAGGCAACGTGGTAGGTATGCGTAATGCCTTCTGCTACTCCCATTAGACTTGTTCAAGAGAATGGCAATCTCATCGAGTTAGACGCTCAAGAGATGGTCCTAACCACAACAAGAAAGGTGGGCGGGTCTGCCATTCCTTTCACTGGTAGTAAGCGTGTAGGATTCGACCTTAACGTGAACCAAGCGATGATAAACATCAGAGGCATAATAGCCGACGATAGGAGTGCTGGAGCAAGCACGGCAGCATCGGCCGTGATTAACTTCGCAAGAGGCAGTGGTTCATTTAGTGGTAGGTCATTCACAACAAGCACTAATCTCACTGCTCTATTAGGCCAGAAGTTAGAGATAACCGACCTTTCTGGCACTAAGAGATACATCACTTTCACTTCGACGGGTTCTGGTGTCGCAAGGCATAATTCAGGTAATGACGATGTTCTAATCAACCTCTCTGAGGCAGATAGCACCGTTGTTGGCAATCTCGCCAGCGCTGTTAATACTTGTATCAATGATAGGTTCTCGGCTGCTTTATCGAGCACGGTTGTGCAGACTGCAGACTCTGTTGGTGTTGAAGATAATTGGGGCGTTTCCATATCTATGGTAGCGAAAGGAGCAGTTTCCAATAATGGCACGCCCAGATTTCTCTTCGATGGCGGCACATCTATTTTCTACAGCCCAGATATCAACACTTTCTCAGGTGGGTCTTTGGGTAAGAAAAAGTCAGCAGGCGATAAGGCCATGGACCTCTATGGAATACTCAATAATAGCGTAACGCAGGCTGGTAGAGTTCTCATGGGCTTGGGCATGATGGCAGGTGGGCTTGGTATAGCAGTTGCCACAGGTGGGCTTGGTATAGTAGCAGGGGCTGCTGTAGCAGGGGCTGGTATGGCAGCAATAGATAATTCTGGGAAAGAGGCAGATTACATTACAGGATTACAGATACCCTACAACTCAACCATCAAAGCGGAGGATGGGGAATTGTATACTGCAAGGAACTTTTTCATGCCCACTGGTTGGTTTGGAGTAACAGGCCCAGATAAGACTTCTGAGGGTAATGACGAACCTGCAAGTGTTACGTTTAGTCAGAGTGACAAACATACGGGCATTCAAGGCGCTGTGCAAAAATTAGACATCATGTATGATGCCGGAGAGACAGTATACTCGTTCAACATGATATTCGCCCCCATTGATGGATTGCTATGACAGTAATAGGCCGCTCCAATCATGCGTTCTTCTTTGATGGCGTGAGCGATAGTATCATTATTCCAGAAGGGCAGTTTACTGCGCTTGGTCATAAGACGCTTGATGGTGCGAGTGATGTAAGAAATATCCTCGATGAATCACCACACGGTCATCGTGCACTAACTCCTTCATCTGGTAAGTTCTCCAATTATTTCGTCATCGAGGCTTGGATAATGCCAGATTGTGGCGGCACTGTGATAGAAAAGGAAGGACAGTTCAAACTCACCGTAGGCAATGTAGATACTCCCGGCCCTGCAGTATTCGAGGTCTTTCTCAAGGATGGTGTGAGCACTCAAAGATTTCAACTTAGCACCGCTACTAAGCAGAGCACCAGATATGAGGGCACTGTTTATCCATCTTCTTCATATGGTGGGATTCATGATTCATATAACAGATTCACAGGTTTAACCTATGACGATGCTACTGACTTAAATCGTAACCACAGGCCTCTACTTCACGTAGTTGCAGCAGTTAAACCGACGGCGATAGAGTTGTATGTGAATGGGTCGATTGTAGTCAGTAAAAACATTAAGGATACCAATTTTACTTTGGCTAAGTCTAATGCTCATGTGTATGTAGGTGGTAAGGGCGGCCAGTTTAGAGGCGTTATCGAAGCCGTGCATCTGAATGGAGGACTGAAGAATACTCATATTACTGGCAATACTCCATTACCAGACGGTAGCACTCAACTTCTCTATCGTTTCGAGGAGCCGATTAGTCCCATTGAGGGAATATACAATATCACCAATATAGCAACGAATAGCACTCAAGTTGGAGGGCAGTCTGTTACTATCTCGCAAATTACTCTCTCTGATGCAGAAGCGACGGCGCTTGCGAAGAAATTAACGGGGCTATCTACAGTTAGCGGTAATTATGCTTTCACGTCCTCCCCATATAGCAATGGAGATTATGAGATTACGCAGAGCACTTCTTCTGGAACAACCATGCGAAAGATTCCTCATGTTCCATACAATATACTCGTTAATCCGGGTAGCATCAATCCGAATACTAAGATACCTAATCAAACTCCTCCAGAGAGACTCAGACTTCATAATATCAATGTAGACACTAATACTTGTCTTGTTTCCAGTATTCATCTCGATTATGGTAATTCAACAAGCGGTATTAGAGGAGTGCTTCATACATCCCGTAGCACCGATGTAGACAATCATTTCGTAGTCATAGGTGCAGACTTATTGATAGACAGCGGGACTGGAAAGCCGTATCAACCTCCTCACTTCTCTTCTCAGATGGTGGATAGAACGGGGCAGATGGTGATAGATGAGGGGGTATTCGAGTCTCATGGCTTCGTGTATTCGAGTCGAATGGCTACTACTACTTCCGACCCCGATAATCCCTATGCAGTTGTGTGGCCCACTTCATTAGATGCTGCATTTCAAATCGGACATAGTGGAAGACACACGTTAAACCATGTTGATGGGCATGAGTTCCTCAGAATACTCCCAAGAGCCAACGATGAGATAATCGACCAACAGATAGATGGCTCGGCAGATATAATCGACATTATGTATGATGATACTCAGAAAGGTGTCGATAAGCAGATATCTGTTAATAGCAGGGTAGACGTATACAGAGAGACTGGAAACTTCAAGATAAACGACGTAGTTAATTCCAGCACTGTTACAGCCGCCTTCAATTCGTATCACAATACATCTTCACCCCCTGCTGGAAAGAAGAAACTCATAGCCATCGGCGGTCCTAATTTTGACTTCACTCCATTCATGCTAAAGGGGCCAGTGCCAGCATGGAAAGGCACCTTTAATGACGAAACAAGAAAATTCCATCTTCGACCCTCGAAGGAAAGCAGAGTCGCATTATTGCATGTTCCGCAATTAAGCAGCACCAATGTCAAGTTCGCTCCATATGTTGAGATTCACTACAACGCAATAGACCTTACTGGAGCAAGCATGAGTGGAACAACTCAACCCCTATTGATGGTTGAGAAAACCGTTCCTGCTTCCGATGTGGCTACTGGTGGCGGCTCTTACATCTATGATGCCATAATCAATGCCATAGGCTCTGGAAAGACTCTCTATTCGCCGGGCGGCTACATTGACATCGCTGCTATTGCAGAACTCTCAATGAATAGTTTAGCCATGCCTCATTCCATGATAGGTGATGTGAGCGAAGGATATTCGGCAGATGATGAGTTAGATGAGGCTTTGACACCTGTAAACTACACTCCCAGAGCAGATGCTGACTCGATTCAGAATAGTCCACCAAAAGTGATTGTGGAATCAGTAAGTAGCACTGGAACTCATGAATCGGTATTCAATAGGATAGCATTGAACAAGATAGGCCAGAAAGTAAATCTCACAGACAAAGGATTGTATTCCAGAGTTGAGCCACACACAACAGTAGACAGTCCTTCTGCTGGAGAGTTTGATACTGCTATCGCATCGTCTTCTACGCCGATTCACGAAGTCTTTGACATCATAGACAATATCGAGATAGTGGATTCGGCCACATCAGATATGAGAATAATCATTCAACCATCTGATAGAAGGAGAACCAATCAACTGACTAACGTCAAGTCATTATTTTCCACTTCAGATGATGCGAACACAGTTTCGCTCATGTATCTCATGAGTCGCGCTCGTGTGAGAAGCATAGAAGAAACTGAGGGAGAAGGGCAGAACTTCACTACCATACGCTGTATTGGTCTCTCTGAAGCAGCGACTTCCCGTTCCATCAATGAGGTAGGTAGAGGAAGTCCAGACTCTCATATCGTCAAGGAGATAGAGCCGAACTCGCCTGTGGTAACAGTCACGCTTGGAGGACCGGGACAGGGAGCGATGGACACAAAGCCCACGAATCAGCCAAGTATTCTTGCTCATGAGCCATATTCTTCTCGTCGTGCCTTTGCAGCAATGGCCCATAAGTTGGTGGCTAACTTTAGTAGCGGAGCCGATGTGCTTCATGTAAAGGCCATCAATAATGAATCTGCAGATATGCAAAGTTGGGGCACTTATGGATTCCCACGTTATGGTAGAGTGTATCTTGCAGATGGTAGTAGCGGGAAGTATGATTCCAAGAATGGAACGACCTTCACGTTTTCATCAGGCACGCTGGGTTCGGGCGACTTCGTCTCATCGAGTGGTGTCGAATATACCTCGATGGCGAGACTGCTCAATGCTACTGGTTTCCTCAAAGGAGCAACGAGTGGAACCCCGACTCTGGAAGGTATTTTCACTATATACAATGAACCAGACTTTGGGGAGCAGTCGAGGATAGAGAATGGTAGCACTGTGAATGACCGTATGTTCCAGAGTATGAGTGATGTTAGCCATGATTACCAATTAGGCACCCAATACGCCAGCACTCGTGCTTTAGCCGAGATACCTTTCTTCTCTCATCAGTTCTTTGACAGTGGGGTGGGCCCAGATAATGGATTCAAGATTCACATAGACGCCACTCACACTGCTCACACGTGGAATCCAAGTCCAGTAGGGAGACGACTCAAGGACGTAATGCCAGCAGACAGAGAGGCTCAATCTGCGTATTCACACGCTTTGGCTAACAGGGAATATATCAACTCGACATTCATCACAAAATGGGATGCGTCTAACAAACGTCTCTATGTGAACGATATCAATGTGTTTCCAGATGCTACTACATCGACAGGCACTTACAGAGGAGTAACGACAGCATACAGATACAGAAAGGTCTGGCTCGGTAACGGAGAGTGGGCTTGGTATAGCGGAGTGAACACAGGTAACAAGTATCTTACCATCGTTGATGCAGAATATGGTCACACAAGTAATTTTCTTGATGGCCTTGATGTGGGCACTCCCGTTTTTGCTGGCGGAATCGGTTTTGATGATACTCTCTCCCCTCTTGCATCAGACGAGTTTACTCCATCGTCTGACTTTGAAGACAGAAGCGAGTATTACTACGACGCAGCCAGTGTAAAAACACAGGGCGGAAATGTGGATTACGGTCTGCGCCAATATGCGAGCGCAGTGGAGTTCAAGGCTGGACCTGAGAGTAACCCCCATGCAGAGAAGATACAGAGTGGAAGAGCAGTTGTAACGCCTCTTACCGTCTCTTCTGTCGTCTCGCTCCCCGAAAATACCAAGGCAATCGTTCTTACTTTCAGTGATGAGGATTTCAAGAAACTGCCAAATCTTGGCTATGATACTCTGGGGACCAGCAGCCTTGGTGACTTGAGATATGATATGCAGTATATGTTGGAAGGAGGCACCATATACAATTACCAATATCATGGAAACCTCAAAACGTTAGCAACCGTAGCAATTCCAGAGAACAGTATCACGCTTGTCTATCACACCTATCAAGTATCATCATATCCAACAGCAAGCGATTTGGTGGGTAAACAATTGACGCTTGCTCGTCGTAGTCGTGAGGTCTTCGGCTCTCGCATCACAGATACGATAAGTGCGGGAAATCTTGCTTATGAGGAAGTTAAAAACAATCTAATGATTGATGAAAACATCGCCATTACTGCGTATTCCTCCACAGCGAGAGCATTGGTGGAAATCACCAATCCGACTGGGATGAGTGTCAATGACCTACACGGCCTTAATGTCAAGAAGGGAGATACTATCTATTACTACATAGATGGAAGCCCCGATACAATACGTAAGATAGGCGTTGTGACGAGCGTTACTGAGCCTCTTGCGAATGATAAACAGACAATCAATCTGAGTGTTAATACAAACGATATTCCGTCAAGTGCGAAACTGGCAGTTTGGATTGGGGACTATGAGGATAAGGATGCCATACTGAATACCTCATGGCTCAATCCCTATGCTTCGGGCGGTCTACGCAATGGTGATACTGTGTGGGCCAACATGTCATACAACAACCCCCATGCAGTTGAGGGGCTATTCGCAAAGAGCAGGGGAGTTCTGAATGAAGCGCAGGTGTGGAAGGAGTTTAACGGAGGAAAAGGAGACTTGGATACGACTAACCCAAGAGATAGCATACCGCTTGAAAACTTCCTAATTGGAAACACCTGCCTTGAAACTGCGAGGAATTACGCACAACACGTGAACAGGACTGTGGAGGAGAACTACAAGGCGCTGGGTCTCACAGCCGCTCAAGCCCCCACTGTGGCTTACGTAGACCCATATCTGGCTGAAGATGGGCACGCACGCGTGCTTTTGTATGATACTGCGCACGATAGGGAGTTTGTAGCCTTCCAAGATATTCACATGCAGGTGCAGTCAAGCGCCCAAGCCGCTGAGATAGGCTGGCCGAAGGAAGTCGTGGAAGATGGTGGCACAAGCAGAAGCAGACTCGACAAGGTTACTGCGACATACAATGGTTCTGGGCCGAGCCCTTGGACTACACAGATAGATGTGGCTAACGGATTTCTCTCACAGAATCCTTACATACGAAGCACTCAACAATCTAAGTTCATCGAGAGCGCATACGCTCATGACCTTGCTAACAGGCATACACTCGATTTGCTTGAAAGTAGCACTTATGCTAATTTGACGCTTCCCGATGATGGTAGGAAGATAGCAGGCGCGAGGTTGTATGGTAAGGCTCACGGCCACCATGTCCATACGGGTTATTCGTTCGGTGGAACAGTATCTGGTCTCAGCGTCGATAACAGTGTGACTCCGAGGACTAATGACTCTGTGGCTCTCTACAAGGTTGCAGATGGTTATCACTCATTTACCAGAATACCAGTTGATTCGTTTGATACCTTTACGAATGAACTGGTGAGACTTAGAAATGGAACGACAAACTGTTCCTTCCGCGACCCTTCAACATTCTTTGATACTCCAGATGGGACCAGAGTGATTCCCGCTTTCCTTTGTCTGAAAGGAATACGCAGCACGACACTTGACTTGTCATCTCACGAAGAGAGTAGACTCCAACATCTGCCTCAGTGGAAGAACATGGACTTCGTTAGGAGGCTTACGATAGACTGCGGTGAGGTTGCTCAGAAGGATGGAGTAGTCAATACTGAGGCAGCAGCGCAGGAAATTGTGCGGTTAATCAACCAACATGCTGCTCTAAACGCTCGTTATACAGATGGTTCCGCGCACGACCCTGCGCCATTCTGGCATACCGATAACAATGACCGAGGAACTCACATGGGGTATATTCGTGCCCATATCGGCAGAGAAGTTCAGGACTTGAACGGAGATACAGGTTATACGGTAGTGATTCACAGCACAGTGCCCGGCGCTACTGGCAGGAACTTCTGCACATGGCTCGACAATAGCACAGGACAACACCCCTATCAACCACAGTTCCTTATCGGCCATGGTGGAAGGTGGCGTAACTTCTGGGCATTGCCCGAAGAGGGTGAGGGGGAGAACATGCATCCCGCACCATTGCCTCTGAATAAGCATGGAAGACCATTTACCCCAATCACCACATTACAGCAGTATATCACTGCAGAAGAAAGCGGAGAGGAAGTTAGAAGCGTTGCTGAGTTTGAGGAAGATAGCGTTCTTAGAGCAGTATCTGATACAGTAAGCGGAAAGAATCACAACACAATAAACAATGAATCTTTCTCGCTCAAGGGTTCATCTTCCACACTTGTGAAAGGTCTCAGAGTTGGCAGTAGAGCAACCTCTCGTATCAATTTCGGAGGACTGGTAGCCAGTGGAGTGCCCGGTTGGGCACCAGATGCTGGGATTTGGGGCTTCGGAAAGATTGGAGATACCAAGTTCAATAAGCGATACGGTTCATCTTCGGTGACATCATACAGCAGTCATGTGCCAACTGTAGATAAGTTGTCTGACGCAATAGGTAGCGGTCAATTATACGGTTTTAGGCTCAAGGACAATGTTGGTTCTGAGTCTGGTCTAAGGTTTGTATATCGGAAGATGGGTGATTCTTTCGCCAATGAGAACACCACCTTACCTTCAACAATAGAGGAGGAGGTCTGCGTTTTCTTCGATGATAGAGACGTAGCGCAAGGCGGATTTACTGTCGGTAATCACATGCACGGCACAGGAGATGCTACGGGAAGAATGGATTTTGGTGTATTGTCCATAGAATCGAGTTCGTGGAAAGGAGCAAGATGGAGAGGAGTTCGTGCTCCGAGCATTGCTGCTTACGTCGGCACGGCCGTATCGGGCACTAAAATGACGATATCGTTCCCTCCGCCTTTTGATGCTGCATTTTCTGATGATAAATTAGGATATTTGGGCTTCCCAAGAGAAAACGGTCTGATACAGATTTCGGATATTGACGGCGATGGCGACGCCGATGTTGGTCTGACTCTCTCATACACAAGAAGGGATGGTAATGTATTCTACGGTATCACAGGTTTACCAAGTTGGACTGATACGAATTATCTCATCACTCCTGTGCTAAATTGGACTACTCTTGTCACTGACGAACTTATGGCTGCCGTAACTGCCGCCGCAATAAACGCTGGAAGGGAAGTAAATACCGAAGATGGACATATCTTCGATTGCACTGAGATGTATGCGGCAGACGGGCGAACTTTCGGTGAATGGGGCGTCAGCGAAAATGCTGTGCGCATTCGGGCATACAATACTCAGAAGCCGGTAATTCCTCTAAATGAGGCGTTTTCTGCTACTCTTCATCGTGACTTTGGCATTCAAGCAGCCCATCTTGAGTTCGGGGAGATAGAAAAAGCAGTGAATCCAACAGGAACAGCAGATTGGGCTTTCGGCACATCTCGTGCAGTCACAGACGCATTGATAGATGATAGCAGAGGCATAGACTGCGGTTACATCCCCTATACCCTCTTGCAGATTCGTTCCATTGCGCGCGGCCCTCATGCTAATACCGCAACACCTAATCTGGTCGATTCCAAGAATACTCCAGTCAATATCAATGAATGGAGAGAGAATCTCAAGGGTATACGGTATACGAGGTCATCCGGCGACCATATCTTACCGCATATTGATACTCCACATTCTGTGCTAAATATGGGTTGGGCATCCTTTACTCAAATGGTAGTGGATAACTCCAATGAATATCCCATAGGTTGGACGGCTGCAATAGCAATAGATGGGGGAAATGCCAATTCAGTAGCAATAGGAGATATACTTGCCACGACGGATGGAAGAGTGATAGGAGAAGTCACTGCAACAGGTGGCTCATCTTCATTTACGATAGGGGGCGGAATCCAGACAAGATTGGCCGATAATACTATTGTAAATAGGAGACTAACTGGTTCTGCTGGCGGAGTGGATTGGCTTACAGGCGCAACACTCGGAGTAAGTTTTACAGACAATACCTGCGATTATAACAATGACCCCACAATCACAATGGATAGCACTGCTTCTATTAGAGTTGGAATGGCAGTCTCAGGCACTGGTATTCCAACAGGAGCATCGGTAGCAAGCATAACCGATAGCACTAATTTTGAATTAAGCGTTTCAACAACAGGTGGTAATGTATCTAACGGAACACTTACTTTCGCTCCCGCTATGTTCCACTTTATGATACCCGCTGGAAATGATTCGGGTAATATCCCATCATTCGGAGAGAAAAAGAGAGTATGGTTGAATGAGAAGGGTTCTCTTTTCGCTGAGAGTAAGAGGGGAGCAACCAGTTCAACCGTGCTTTCTTGGGACATCGAAAACGCTGAAGGTGATATAACGAGAGATGCCCCACACTGGAATAATCTTCTATCACTTAGCAATAACAGAGATTTCGATGGACTGCGCTCCATAGGTAGTGTCTTCTCAGAACCGGTTGTATATTTCAGAGGAGGAAAAAGCAGCAGCGACCACAGCGTGCCTCTTTACTTCGGAGGCGGATTCAGTGGCGTTACGCTCGATGTGAATGATGGCACTAATAATGACTACTCCACATTCTACACTCATCCATACGCTAATGGTCCAACGGGAGTGGCTGGTATACAGAACGCTAACGAGATATCTACCAGTTTCGCTATGATGGACTGTAATGCTATGTTTGCCTTCTTCCCCGGTGCGGCTCTCTGCAACCAACACAGAGGTAGTATCAATCCACCAGCATTCAATCGAGACAATATACTCTCACCGGATTTGGGTAGAGGGGGCTCACTTTACGCCAGCACAGGGGAGATAAAGGCCAAACCAGTTCCTCTCGTATTACGATTCACTCATCCTACGGCGCGTTATGAAGACCACGTCGATGGAGTAGATACCGATAATAAGACGACATATATCATCTTTGGACCGGGGCAGGCATTCCCATTCACACAAGAAGTCGCAGATGCTGCTTCGGGCCACAACACACTGGAGCCTTTCTCTGGTAGAATCATCTATACTGGCAATTCTTGGGCAAGCGTGCCCTCTTTAGGCGGTTCTAACAATAAGTTCCCGAACTCGATAGTCAATGACCAAGGAAAGTATAGACCGCACTCAAAAACATACTACAATGCTACTGCTGGCTTCCATTGGAAAGCGATGGTGAATTGGGAAACTCCTGCTGGATATTGTTGGAAGAACTCGGCTAACAGTGGTAGTGCGGGCTTGTTCCAGAGACCGGAGCATGGTAGGATGTATGGTCAGTTGTTGAATGATGACTCAATACACAATGCAGAGGATTTCGAGCAAGTGCATCCTAAAATGCATGTTCCACTCATCGGTTACGGCATCACGATGGGTGCCGATACGGTATTCCATATGGATGGGGGTTTCCACGCAGGTGGGTCTTGGTTAGATAATCAGTTTACGTTTAATCCAGTTCATCCAAAGAAGAATACTCGGATTACTGGTGGTAATTCATCAAGCACATGGACAAGAGATAACCAGATTCATCCTACTGCTTTCAGAGTCGCTGGACCCCTAATGGCTACAATACAGGATTATATCGGTAGTAGCACAGATTTCTCAATTGGAAACACCAAGAACGAATACATCTTGATAGATGGGACAAGATGTCAGAATGGAGAAGAACTCGCAACTGTGGTAGGAGCAGCCATCAACGCTTTCCCCGGCGCTGGAGCACTCAAGAGTATGGGAGGCACTCACATGCCTTCTATGGGTAATGCAATGCGACAAGACCGCTATGGATGGGTAGATTTAGGCACTGTTGGCTCTTACAATCATAGCACCTATCCGCAATATGTCGAAAGCGCCGTAAATGCCAGCCAAACACTATTGGAACAGATTCCCGCTTCGGGTTGGCTGAGAGTCAATACCGATGATGACAGTGAAGGGGATTCTGTGGACCCCGGTTGGGCAGTATATCACTCTCGTGACGTAATTGCTTCAGGAGGTAATTGGAAAGTAAGATTCCATCTTGCACCTAATGCGATAAGAGGCCAGACTGTATTTGAGTATGATACTACATGGGCTAATCACAAAGCAAGCAATGCAAATAGCAATCCTACGACTTTGAGTGGTAATCTGTATGTTTGGAGTAAAGCCGGAATAATGCAATTCAACAACGAAGATGTAAGTGCACGAGACCACATGACGCAAGTTCACTTCTCAGGTATAGTTGATGCAATAGACAGGACGAGGCCAGTAGGTGTGGCCGGTTGGCATGGGGAGCGGTATTCATATCTCAATAGTCTCAAGATAAGCACCAGCGTAACGAAGAATGATTCGACTACTACAGCAACCGGATATGCTGCTGGATTAGGAGCATATCATTCAATGCTGGGATTCTCACCATACGGCTCTGCTGGCTCCGTTATGAGCACATACGGCACGGTTCCAGTAGTTGCTCCTATGCGACATAGTCCCGAAAGCACTCCTACCATCAATGGCGCAGGAGATAACCTTGATACTTACATCACGAAGGCAAGTCTGTATACAAATTATACATTAGATGCTAATGGGCGAACGCCTGCTAATGGACAAGGCTACTTCAAGGACACAGATACTACGGATAACTCAAACCAATGGGCAAAACCCACAAATTACGAGATATCGACTACTTTACCAAAGGAACTCTCATTGCCACAGGGATTGTATAGCAATGCATTCCTCGTAGTCAGTTACAACTCTGAAAGTTCTTTGATAGCGAAGTTCGATAGAGACGCAATTACTGCTACAGGTGATTGGTTACACGTTAAGGGTGAAGGAACTGACCCCATCCATTATGCTGGAACTACACTATGGGATGAAAGATTCCACGGTCAAGACCGCTTTATTGCGCCCGCGAATGCTGGTCCGAATGTAGAGGCTCTAATTGTAGATAGCACAACTGTTCCAACGATAGCAAATGCTTTCGCAGACAATTCCTCTGATGCTCCATTCAATGGAGATGTTGGGACATATTTCCACGGTGCAGTATCAGATGACCTCAATCTCAAAAACGCAACACCCGGACGCGCTAAGACTGGTGATTTACTCTTCGATTTAGACTACTCTGTTGGTTCTGTGCTTCTTGAAAGTGGAGATGCGGAACGTAATGTATCTGCTAACCATCAAGATATGGACGGCACTGGATATTCCTATACCGTGAGCGGAAACTATCCTAACGAGTATTGGATGGGGGATGTGAATGCATTTGACATGTATAAAAATTCAGCAGCGAAAAACTTCTCAGTAGAACACATAGTTTGGAAAAGAATGGATGGTGGCAATCTCAGTTTACCCACTATCAACGCACGAGGCCTTGGTGCAGTGCCGTGGATGACGAGGG